TCGTCGAGGCCGGCATCGTGGCACTCGCCGCGCTCATCGGCCTGCTGCGCAAGTAACATCGGGGCCATGACGTACGGCGACGGGCGCACCGAAGCGCAAGAGCGCGCGGACGACTCACGCATGATCCGCGAAGGCATGCAGGCCGCGTTCCCCGGCACCGCGACCGCAGAGCAGATCGCGCAGGCGTTCCACGAGACCTACGAACGGCTCGCGCCGGACTTCGGTTACAAGACCCGCGAAGCATCCGCGAAGCCATGGGCTGAGGTTCCTGAGCAGAACAAGATGCTGATGATCGCGGTCGTCCAAGCGCTGCTGGCCGGCGACGTCATCACGACGCGCCTGCCGGGCGGCACGACGACCGGTGCTGCCGCCTCCGACGTGAACGCGCAGCAGCTCGCAGCGGTCCTCGAGCAGATCTACACCTACAGCTCTGACGATGACATCCGCGACCATGTGCGCCAGGTCGTCAAGGCGCTCCGCGGCAACGGGCTGATCTTCCTCAGCGGTCCGCCGCAGTCCGACGAGGACCGGATCCGCGGCGCCATGGCTGAGGCGCAGGACCACCCCGGCCGCACCATCACCAGGTGACCATGGCTGAGCTCGCCGTCACAGACGGGATGCCGCCGCCAGCGGACCTGCCGCGCGGCGAATGCCTTCTCACCCGTTTCGACGACGGGCGCGTCCGCATCGACCAGGCCGACCCCCGCATCCTGATCAGCGGCGAACTGCTCGACACCATCGCCGACGCCCCGCATGACGTCTTCGTGGTGGGTACTGGCGGCGGCGCCTACGTGGTCGCGCCCGGCCGCAGCGCGCGGCTAGACACGACAGCATGCCAGGCCGCCCATGGCTACGCCGGCGCGGTCCTGCACATCCATGGCGTCAACCGCACCGTGATCTACCGCATCGGCGAGTACGTGCCGCGCGTCCACGCCTACATCGCAGAATGGCCGGACTGACCATGAGCTTCTGGCCGTACGGGTTCACCAGCGCCGACCGCGCGGTGCTCAACGGGCTCGCGGCAACCATGAAAACCGTCACCACGACCCTAGGGAAGATCATGAGCGAAGACGCCACGATTGCCGCGACCGCCGCTGACATCGAGGCGGACGTGACCGCGCTCAAGACAGCCATGGCGTCGTCGGCCGCTCTCATCGCGTCGCTTCAGGCCGAGATCGCCGCCGGTACCGCGGCTGTATCCGACGCGACCATGGCCGCGCTGGCGCAGGCCAAGACCGACCTGGACGCGGTCGCTGTGCCGCCAGCCGCCTGACGCGACCATGGCCAGGTACACGGTGCCGCGCACCGCGCACTGCGACGGCGGCGCGTTACGCCATGGCTGACCAGCTGGAACTTGTGCGCGAGGAACTGAGACTCCGGCACGAGATCGCCGTCCACGAACTCCGCTGCCTAGCAGAAGATGACGCCGGCCCGGACAAGATCGACGCCAAGCTAGACGAATGCATGCTGATCATCGCCAGGCGAGACGCACTGGAACGCGCTCTGCTCCATCTCGGCGTCCGCTGAACCATGGCTGCACGGGTGCGGTGGCGCGGTTCCACAGCACAGCGCGGCTACGGTCAGGACCACCGCGCCGAACGGGAACGGCGGCTGGCGCTGTACCGGCCCGGCGACCTGTGCGCGCACGGCGGCGAGCCGATGCACTGGTGGCCGCTCGCCGTCGCACGCCGGTACCTCGACCTGCCGCACACCGCAGGCCGTTCGGGGTACCTGCCCGGGCTCGCGTGCCGGCGTCACAATAGGGCAGACGGCGCGATCCGCGGCAACCGCCAGCGCGGCCGGGTGCGCGCATGGCGGGCATCGAGGCAATGGTGACCATGCAGAACCTCCCGAGCGACTTCGACCTCATCCAGGACGCGCTAAGGCGCCTCGACCCGGACACCCGCGAGCACGTCATCGCGGCGATGAAGATCGTCAGGACGATGCCGCGCCCAGTAGCGGTCAGGTTCCTGACGGAGCAGGCCTGGCGTGCCCAGCTGCTGCAACTGCCCCCGTTCGTGCAGCTATCCGGTTGCTGACCGGTCATCTGAGTGCACAAGACGGTGACCGGTGACCGGGCCTGAGCGCAGAAGACGGCCGGCCGGCAGGGCGCAGATGACGGCGACCGGCGCACAGCCAGCGCGCACACGCCGGACGCAATTGCAGACGGCGGTTTGCGCTGGCGCAGATGAACGGTCACGGCCAGCGCAGGCGACGGTCGCAGCACAGACAATGCCAGCCGGTTCCAGCGCAGACAATGCCGCCGGTCCCGGCGCAGGCGCAGACCGTGGCCACGGGATAACCGCCGGCCACCCGCACGGCCGTCACCGTCATCCGCAGCGCAGCGGCCCGCGCTGGTCATCCGCCGGCAGTCACGGACAGTGAGCACGATCGGAATGACCACCCGCCTGATCATCAGTGACCACCCGCGGGTCAGCGCGACCACCCGTGAATGTTCGAGTGATCGACTGAGCAACGAGCAGGCCAGCGCATGAAATCGAATCGCCGTTCGATTGTGCTATAGCGCCACCACTCCGCAGCCGCGTGTCATATTTTCGTCACTTCAAGTAACGTTACGGAGGGTGATTTTTGCCGGATTCCGGGGCCCTCCGTGTCCGCCGGTCGCGGGCGCACAAAGCGGGCGATCACTCGCTGTGCCGTCGCTGCGCGGCCGTCCGGAGCGGGTTGCCAACCCAGTTGCCAGCCCCGGTGCCGGACTTGCCAAGTGACTTGCCAAGTGGCCCGGCGTTCGACCCGCAGGCCGAATTGCAGGCCCTGGCCACCCGGATGGCGCAGGCGCACCGGGAGGACCCGTCGAACGCGATCCTGGGCGCGGAGCTCCGCAAGACGCTGGTGGAGCTGATGCCGAAGCGCGCGGAGAAGCCGGATGACGACCTCGCGGGACTGTTCGCCGAGTTCGGCGCGTCCTAGGTTCGCGACTCCCGCGACCGGCAGGCCGAACCTGGCCGCTGGCATCAGCAAGACGGCAGAGCTGCTCGGCTTCCGCACATCGCTCGGACCTGGGCTGATGCCGTGGCAGAACGAGGTCAACGCCGTCACGACGGAGCTGGGCGCGGACGGCCGGTTCGCGTACCGGCAGGTCGTGATCGAGGTGATGCGGCAGCAGGGCAAGACGGTGGACCTGCTGTCGATGATGATCGCGCGCGGGCTGCGGCGGCCGGGGACGCAGATCGCTTACACGGCGCAGACCCGGCTGGACGCCCGTCACCGGCTGCTGGACGTGTGGTGGCCGATGATCGAGGCCAGCAAGCTGCGCCGGTTCATCGACGTGCGCCGCGGTTCCGGGTCGGAGGCGTACATGTTCCGCAACGGCTCGATGCTGGGCCTGGTCAGCGGCACGGAGACGTCCGGTCACGGTGACGTCGTGGACCTGGGCGTGATCGATGAGGCGTGGGCGCAGCAGGATGATCATCTGGAGCAGGCGATGCGCCCGGCGATGATGACTCGCGATGCCCAGCTGTGGGTGGTCAGCGCGGCGGGGACGGAGAAGTCGGCGTACTTCCGCGGCAAGGTGGAGGACGGCCGCGCCCGCGCGGAGATGGGCGTGACGTCCAACGGCTGCTACATCGGGTACAGCGCGGCTGATGATGAGGATCCGGCGGATCCGGCGACGTGGCGGCGGCGGATGCCTGCGCTGGGCATCACGGTGAGCGAGGAGACCGTGAAGGCCGACTTCGAGCTGATGGACCTGGCCGAGTTCCGCCGGGCGTACCTGTGCCAGTGGCCTGACGTGGCTCGCCCCGGCTGGAATGTGATCGGCAAGGACGCGTGGGGCGCGGCGGCTGTCCCGCAGGGGCGGCTGTAGGCATCGACTAAGTGTCCCGCTGGCCAGTCCATTGACCTGCGGTGACGCGTATCGCTGTACGCATCACCGCAGGTCAGCGCATCGACCAAGTTAGGTCCCGGCCAAGCATGAGCGGTGAAGTCGCCTTCGGGTGCGCGATCAGCGAGGACCGGCAGCACGGCTCGATCGTCGCGGCCGGCCGGAGCGCGTCGGGGAAGATCCTGGTCGACCTGGCGCCGTTTTACGCCCACCCGCGTGACCTGGTGGCCCGGATGGGCGTGCTGTACGCGAAGCACGACCCGGTTGCCGTCGTGGTGAACCCGAAGGCGCAGTCGGGGACGCTGATCAGGCCGCTGAAGGACGCGGGGATCCTGGTGACCGAGCCGTCCACGCAGGACGTCGCGGTGGCGCACGGCGAATTCCTGGACCTGGTGAACGACGGGCGCCTGGAGCATCTCGACCAGCCGCCGCTGACCGCCGCGGTGCGCGCCGCGCAGCAGCGTCCGCTGGCCGGGGCGCAGGCCTGGGATCCGAAGGTGGCCGTCGATCAGGGCCCGCTGGTGGCGGCGACGCTGGCGTGCTGGGCCTTTCTCCGCTGGGAAGAATTGGCGCAACCGGGCGTCTGGGCGGTCTGAGGTTTTAAAGAAACAAAGAAACAGGAAAAGGGGAAATGAAAATGGGCCAGTTCGTAGTGCATGTTGACGCGATCGGCAATCACGGCTGCCAGCGTGACCGCAAGGACGGCGAGACCGTGGTCGGCTGCGACCAGTCGCAGTGCACCGACTGCATTACCCGCGAGTACGTGCGGCGGCTCAAGCGGGGCGGCACCATGATGACCGCCGCGACCATCACGCACTGGCCCGGTTCGGACAGCGAGGTCCGTGATGACCTGCTGAGCGGGAAGCGCAGCGGCTCGTTCTGACGGATTGTTAGTGAACTGCCGGTTAGTAACTATCCGTCCCCCGGATTGTTATTGACCCGCTAACCCTCATCGGTTGAATAAGCCAGGGCCGACCGGCCGGCAAGGGCGAGAGACCGGGTTTGCCAGCAGACGGGCCGGTGGTCCCGCTCGCTGCCCTGGCCTCGCCGCCGTCCCGTGCGTGACGTGTCCTGACCTGCGGATAGACGATATCGAGCCCTATTTTGTCCAGTGAGGTGTCCGTGCGCCTGTCCGCTGCCCTCCTGGCCGTCTCCCTGCTCGGCGTCCTGGCGGGCGGGTGGCTGACCGGCCGTCTCGGCTTCGGCCTCTGCGTGATCGCTGACAGCGTGGCGGTGGCCGCGTGGGCGCTGGTCCGCGACGACGGGGCGCGCTCGCAGCCGCAGGCCTACGAGACGCCGACGCTGCATGACGTGCTCGAGCGGGCCAGGCGCACCGGATGAGCGATAAGACGGAGTGGGGCCTGGTCCTGGCCTTCGATTCCGACGACGCCGAATTCACGCGCGGATTCGAGGCCGGGCAACTCTGGGAGCGACTGGAGCGTGATGGCTACGCCGGGCAGCTGATCCACGCGGAGAACGCCGAGATGGTCATGCGGATGGCCGAGGCCAAGGGCCTCGTGTTCACCGCCGAGGACGTCGGCAACGGCTGGATGCAGGTCGCTGTGGGACGTGAGCCCGAGTGAGGCTGCTGGACCGGCTGATCCGCCGGGACGGCTTCTGGGAGGGCCAGGCCAGCGGCGCGGCCGTCCTGACCACCACCTACGGCTCCCCGGACCGTGAGGCGATCCTGCCGACGCTGACCGCGTTCGCGCAGAACGCCAACGCCACCGCCTCCCCCGTCTTCGCCGCGATCCTCGTCCGGATGATGCTGCTGTCCGAGGCCGCGTTCCAGTTCCAGGCCAAAGACGACAAGCACCTGTACGGCAACACGTCGCTGTCGGTCCTGGAGCACCCGTGGGGCCCGGACTCGGTGTCCGGTGAGCTGATCGCCCGCTGCGAGCAGGACGCGTCGGTGGCCGGCAACTCCTACACGTGGTCGCCGCCGGGCGAGGACGTGCTGGTCCGGCTGCGGCCGGACTGGACCACGATCATCTCCGAGCTGGTGAATGTCGGCGGCGGCGGGTACTACCGCCGCAAGATCGGGTACTGGTGCCAGCCGCCCGCCGCCGCCGTGGGCCAGGGCGCCGGGTTCATGGCCCCCGCCGCGGAGGTCGCCCACTGGGCACCGATCCCGGACCCGCAGGCCACGTTCCGGGGCATGTCGTGGCTGACGCCGGTGATGCGGGACGTGCAGGGCGACGACGCGATGGCCCGGTACAAGATCCGGTACATGCAGGCCAACGCGACCCCGAACCTGGTCATCAAGTACGCGCAGAAGCTGCAACCCGGCACGATCGACGCGCTGCGGGAGCGGCTGGCCGCCCGGTACGGCGGCCCCGACAACGCCGGGAAGACCCTGATCCTGGACCAGGGCGCGGACCTGGTCGCGGTCGGCAACTCCATGAACCAGATCGACTTCACGAACGTCCAGGCGCTGGGTGTCGAGCGGGTCCTGGCCGCGGCGGGCGTACCCCCGCTGCTGATCGGCCTGGAATCCATCAAGGGCGCCGGCAAGTCGTACCAGGAAGTGATCCGCCGGTTCGGGGACCTGACGCTGCGCCCGCTGTGGCGGTCGCTGTGCGGGGCGCTGGAGCCGCTGGTGCCGGGTGTCCCGGCCGGGTCCAGGCTGTGGGTGGACACCTCCGACATCGCGGCGCTGCAGGACGGCGAGCAGGTCCGCGCGCAGGTCACCCTGATCCGCGCGCAGGCGCTGCTGGCGCTGGAGCAGGCCGGGTATGACCGGATGTCGGCGGTCGCGGCGGTCGAGGCCGGCGACATGGGGCAGCTGGCGGAGGCCGATGAGCCGCCGCCGCCGCCGAACCAGGCCGTGCAGCATCTCCTGCCGCAGCCGGGCCAGCCGGGCGTGACGGCCACGCCGCTGCCGCCGACGATGCCGCGGCTGCCGGTCGGGTCCACGTCGCCGGGTGACGGCGGGAACAACACGCGGCCGACGCCGCGGCCGTCCTCCGTGCGCCGCGGCGAGCTCGAAGGGGCCAACGGCCATGCCTGAGCAGCTGCCCGAGATAACCGAGATCCAGCGGCTGACGGTGAAGCCCGGCGACCGGCTCATCATCCGCACCGACGAGAAGCTCTCCTACGCGCAGGCTCGCCGGCTGGCCGAGGTGGTCCGCGAGCGGCTCGGCGTGCGTAGCGACGTGCGAGTCGCGGTCCTGGCGAACGGCATGAGCATGGAAGTGGCCGAGGGCCTGTGACTGACACCTGGAGTGCCCGGTGGGCGCAGGCATGGGCGCAGGGCGCGGCCGATGTGTCCCGGTACAACATGACCCATGTCGCGGCGGGGTCGTCAGCTGGCGGCCAGTTCGGCACCAGCAGCGGCGGGAGCAGCAGCAAGGCGAGCGCCCCGGTCAAGGGCAAGAGGACTGCCCCCGCCAAGGGCACGAGTGCCTCCAGCGCGGCCAGCACCGCCAAGGCGGCACGCAAGGCGCAGCTGCACGCCGAGGCCAAGGCGCTCCGCGACCAGGCGGCCAAGCTGAAGGCCGAGCTGGCTGCCGCGCAGAAGCAGCCCGCGGCCGCGACAGCGGCGGCCAAGAAGGCGGTCACGGCCGCGAAGGCCGCCACCACCGCCGCCAAGGCCGCGCCGGCCAAGGCCAAGGCCGCGACGGCAGTCAAGAAGCCGGCGGCCAAGAAGAAGCCGTCGGCGCACGCCGCGCACGTCGCTCACCTGCAGCACCAGATACATACGCTGCTGGCGCAGGCCGCGGCCCTGGACGCGCAGGCCGCGGCGCTGTGACGGCTCCCTCAAACCGCGGGAATTCCGCGGTTTCCCGGGCCGGCGGCCAGGCCGCGCACCCGGGTGACACCGAGCGGCTGCATGAGTACTGGGTGCACGGCGAAGGCGCGGCCAAGGTCGCGTGGGGGACGCCCGGCGATTTTGACCGGTGTGTGGCCGAGCTCGGCAAGTACATCAAGGACCCGCAGGGCTACTGCAACCTCGCGCACCACGCGGCCCTCGGCATCTGGCCCGCGCAGCACGCGGCAATGGAGAAGAAGGCGACCGGGAGGTCCACGGTGACGGTTACCCAGCGAGCCCAGATGGCGGCAGCGGACATCAACGACCTCCCGGACGCCGCCTTCGCGTACATCGCCCCGGGCGGCACGAAAGACGGGTCCGGGAAGACCATCCCACGCAGCAACCGGTACCTGCCGATCCCGGACAAGGCGCACGTTCAGAACGCGCTGGCCCGGCTGCCGCAGACCGACATCCCCGCCGCAGCCAAGGCGTCGGCGCTGACCAAGATCAAGGCCGCTGCCGCGAAGTTCGGAGTCGAAGTGAGCGACGACAGCGGCAACGGCAGCGCGTCCCGCGCGGACCCGGTGTACTTCCGCACCTACGAGCTGGAGGACATCCACATCGTCCGCGCCGCGCAGGGTGACAGCACCGGCCGGCTCGTCGAGGCGTACGCCACGGCGTTCAACGCCCCCGCCGAGATCCAGGACTTCGAGGGCCACTACATCGAAGAGATCGACCCGGCCGCGTTCAACAAGGTCCTCGCCGACATCAGCCGGTCCCGCGCCGGGTTCGGCAAGGTCAAGGTCATGTACAACCACGGGATGACGATCCACGGCACCCCGAGCGAGCGCGGCTCGATGCCGATCGCGACGCCGGTGGACATCCGCCCCGAGGCTCGCGGGCTGCTGACCCTGGCGCGGTACTCCGACACCCCGTTCGCCGACGAGGTCCTGGAGAACATCCGCAACGGGTCGATCACCGCGCAGAGCTTCACCGGCCGGATCGTCCGTTCGGACCCGGAGCTGGCGCGCGGCGACCGGCACCGGCCGCGAGGCGGCCAGCTGACCAGGGTCCGGCGCACCGAGCTGGGCCTGAAAGAGTTCGGCCCGACGCCTTTCGAGGCGTACAGCGGCGCCGAGATCCTCGGCGTCCGCATGTCCACTCCCGGCGCCTTCGGCGCCCCGGAGCCGGACGAGACCTATGAGGCACTTCCCCCCGATGGTGAAGCCGCCGCCGGTGAGCCGCCCCCGCAAGGAGACGAGGGGCACTCGGCCCGGTATCACCAGCACGCCCTCTACGCCCTCCGCTCCAAGGAGGCACGGGAACGGGTCGGGCTGGTCTGGTAACCAGACCGGAAGGACGTGGCACATTGGCCACGCTGCAGGAATACCTCGACGAGATGGCGAGGATCAAGAACGAGCTCCAGCGGATGGAGAACTCCGAGGAGATCACCGAGGAAGCCGACGGCGACTACCGCGACAGCCTCCTGACCCGCTGGGAGGAGCTCGACGGGAAGTCCAAGCCGCTCATCGAGCGGATGGAGAAGATCCGCGGGATCACCCGCGCCGCCGACGACGAGGGCAACCTCGAGCGGCCCGACAGCGCCGGGAACGGCGCCGGCGACGGGCGTTCCGGCGGCTCCTACCGCGGCAGCGGCCCGGACCTGGTGACCAGCAGGTACCGCAACCCGTACGAGGACCTGGACGCGGTCCGGCACCACACCGTCCGCACCCCCGAGCTGCGCGGGCGGGCGTTCGACTCCATCGAGCTGGAGGTCAAGCGCGGCAACCTGGCCGCCGAGTTCGCGGAGAACGCGACCAGGATGGTACAGGAGAACCCGGGCACCCTCGGCCGCGGCGTCGCCGAGCACATGCTGCTCACCGGCTCCGAGGAATACCAGGACGCGTTCCGGTCCTACATCGAGGACCCGCAGGGGCAGGCCCAGCGCGCCGCGCTGTCCCTCACCCTGGCCAACGGCGGGTACCTCCTCCCGTACGTACTGGACCCGACGATCATCCTGACGAACACCGGCTCCGCGAACCCGTGGCGGCGGATCAGCAACGTCAAGCAGACAACCTCGAACACGTGGAACGGCGTCACGTCGGCCGGGGTCAACGCGGCGTGGCTCACTGAAGGAACCATCGCCACCGACTCCACCCCGACCGTGGGGAACGTCCAGATCACCCCGCAGAAGGCGGCGGCCTGGGTGTTCGGCTCGTACGAGGTCCTGGAGGACACCGACTTCGGGCAGCAGCTCCCCCGCCTCCTCGCGGACGCCAAGGACCGGCTCGAGGAAGCCGCGTTCGCCACCGGCGCCGGATCCGGCGGCGTCCCCGGCGGCGTCATCACCGGCGCGACCACCGTCGTCACCACGGCCACGACGCTGGTCATCGCCGTCGGCGACATCTACGCCGTCCAGGGTGCGCTGCCCCCCCGGTTCCGCAACGCCCCGGGCTGCGCGTGGGTCGCGAACGTCGCGATCATCAACAAGTTCCGGCAGCTCGACACCGCCGGCGGCGCGTCGTTCTGGACGAACCTCGGCAAGGGGCAGCCGGAGACGCTGCTCGGCGCCCCGATCTACGAGTCCACCACGATGTCCGGCGTCACCTCCGTCGGCAGCCTCGAAGCCGTCATGGGCGACTTCGGGCAGTTCATCGTGGTCGACCGCGTGGGAGTCAGCCTGATCTACGAGCCTCTCGTCAAGCAGACGGGCGGCATTCTCCCGGGCGGCCAGGCCGGCTGGTTCATGTTCTGGCGGACCGGGTCGCAGGTGGCGGTACCCAACGCTTTCCGCGTGATGAAGGGGTTGTAAAGGGAACCGTTTCTCCAGAATGTGAAATGCGATAGAATTCCATGAATGGCCCCGGTGACGGGTCTGTATCCCTATGCGGACCCGTCACCGGTCATAGGGAGGCCGGAAATGGAGACGTGGCACGTTTATCAGCTTCGCAGCGACGCCGAACTGCTGTATGTCGGCTACACGCGGCGTCTGAGGAGCAGGATCGGTGACCACCGGCGCCAGAAGCCGTGGTGGCCGGAGGTGGCTGAGGTCTGGTCGGAGGAGTTCGCGACCGAGGACGATGCACGGCAGCGCGAGAAGGAACTCTGGGTAGCCGAGCGCCCGAAGTACAACAAGCGCAACCCGTTCCGGACGCCTGAAGAAATGCTGGAGAACAGGCAGACGTATTACCGGACGCCTGAGTATCGACAGCATCACCGCGAAAGGCATCGGGTGCTCTACCGCCAGATACCTGAATTCCGGGAACGCGTGAAAGAGCGGGCACGTAAAAGCAGGAGGCTGCGGAAAGGACTGCCGCAGACGGGTCCGGGCCTGTTCTTATCTGAAGGAAGTGGTTATCATCGCCGCACGCTATTGTCTGCAGACCCACGTCATGCAGTACAACCTCGCGCCCCCGTCGACGCTGGCCGCGTCGCCGAACGTGGGCGGCGGCAGTTTCGCGGCGGCCACGTACTTCTGGAAGGTCACCGGCAGCAACGCGGCGGGCGAGACGACCGGCAGCAACGAGGCTACGGCCGCGGTCGCGCTGAACGGGACGGCGTCGCTGACATGGGCGGCGCTCCCCGCCGGGACCACGGCCGTGAAGGTGTACCGCGGCACGGTGACGAACACGGAGAACGTGCTGGTCGCGACCCTCGGCGCGGTGGTGGCCTACACCGACACCGGGACCGCCGGGGTGGCCGGCGTGCCGCCGGCGGTGAGCACGGCGGTGGTGGCGTCGATCCTGACGATGGAGGGCGCGCAGCGGGATTCCGCCCACCCCGTCGTCGTGGCGGCCCCGGCGCTGTTCTCGGTGACGGCGCCGGTGACGGGCCAGGGTCACGTGAGCCCCGGGCTGGCGCAGTATCTCACCGTTCACGCGGCCGGACCGGAATTCTAGGAGCCCGGACTAGCCCCACGCACGCTGGTAGGCGCTCACAAGCCACTTGTCCGCCGCCTCGTAGTCCGGCTTCTCCGGCAGCGGCGAGGTTGTCAGCAGTTCCTCGATCCGGCGCTCGCACTCCCCGGCCATCTCCAGCGCTTCCTGCATGCTGTGTTGGCCGGTGCGCAGTTCCCTGATCCACGTCCGCTCCGGCTCGGGAACGGGCAGCGTGATGTGGCCGGTCCTCAGCAGCTCCACGCCTTGCAGCCCGAGCCGGACCATGTGGCCGCAGAACTTCGTGTCGAAGCCGTAAGCCGCGATCAACTCGGGGCGGGTCACGTCGCGGCCCTTACCTTCCCGTGACAGCAAGGAGCGGCGCTGGGCTTCGAGGTAGCCGGCGAAGCGGCGCCCGGCCTGGCGGGACAGGATGACCGATCGCATGCCGCGGAGCTCATGGCCGAGCGGCGTGCACTGCACGATGTCCCCGGCGTTGACGAACAGCGGCAGCAGGATCGTCGGGTTGCCGGCCAGTGCGAGGCGCATCCACTTGCGGAGGCTGTAGACGGTCAGGTCCAGGTCGCCGGGGCCGCTCCGGTGGCCTTCGGGCTGGCTGCGGTAGATGTACTGGTCGAACTGGCGCAGTCCGATCACGTACTCGGGCGGCTCGGTGCAGATGCCCATCTCGTCGCGGTCGTCCTGCGCCGCGATCGACAGGCCGTGGACACCCGAGCCGACCAGGCAGCGGAGGATGGTCCCGGTTCCGGCGATGTGGCGGAATTCCCCGCGGGCGTGCTTGCCGCCGCTCGGCGTGGCGCCTGTGCTCATATCCGAACTTTAAGGGAGGCTTAGATGGCGCAGCGGCAGCCGCCGATGCAGGCGACGGACACGTTCGTGGCGACGATGGAGGACGGGTCGGACCACCTGGTGACGAAAGGCCAGGTGCTGCCGTTCGGGCATCCGCTGGTGAAGCGGGACCGGGACGGGTCCGGGACGCTGTTCCGGCCGCTGGACCTGGGCGCCGAGGACGAGCCCGACGAGGAGCCCAAAAGCGGGCCGGAGGCTAAGGCGCCGCAGGAGCCGGTGAAGGCCCCGCCCGCGCGGGCCGCGGGGAAGGCCGCGGCTCGTGGCTGACATCATCTACGGTTCCCCGGCGGACGCGCCGCGGATGCCCGCGGCGCCGGGCTCCGGGCCCGCGCCGGTGCCGTACGGCGGCCCGGACCTGCAGCCTGAACCGCCGGACTACGCCGCGGAGATGGGGCCGCTGTCCGACCTGGCCGCGGACATCATGTCCGGCGTGGCGGGGCTGGGCACTACGGAGTCGCCCGCGGCGCACGACGTGAACGCGGGTACCGTCGACGCGCCGTACTACCCGGGCCCGCTGTCGCCCGTCAACGCGATGGGCGACGACGACGCCGGGGGCCGCGATGACGTGGCCGGCACCGTGGCCGGGGCGGTCGCGAACGCGACCGGCCGCTGGCAGGAGTTCCAGGGCGACACCTACGGCCAGGGTTCCACGTACGGCGATCTGATGACGTTCCCGCCAGACCCGCTCGACCCGGGCGCGGTCGGCGGCCTGAAGGGCGGCACCGACCCGGCCGGGGCGTTTTTCGACCCGCCGCGCGGCGGTGCGCCGGAAACCTGGGCCAACACCGGCAACGAGCCGGCCTGAGTGCACTGGCTGCCGCACGTCCTGGGCCTGGATAACGCCTCCGGCCGCTGGTACCTGTTCTGGTCCGGCGCAGGCTCGGACCTGGGCGAGCTGACGATCGTCGTGGTGCTGTGGCATCACCTGAACTGCCACGAGCCCAGGTGCTGGCGCCCGGCGCGGCACATGCTCGGCGGCTACTGCCGAAGGCACGTCAAGAAGGAGCGCAGTGATGTCTGAGTTTTTCCAGGGCCTTGACCCGGCCGGCGCACCTGACCCGGTGACCCCGGCTGACGGCCCGGGCGACGCGGCCGGGTGGGCGCAGGTCACGCCGGACGGCCAGGGCACCGCGCCGTACGACATCAGCGCGCCGCAGGACATCGACGGGATCGGCGCGGCCGCGCAGGCGGCGATGGGCCTGTCCGGCGGCGGGGAAGGCGCCGGGCCCGGCGCGGGCATCCCGGACCGGGACAGCCCCCGGCAGCAGGAGTCGGAGGCGCTGCTGATGTCCCCGGCGGGCGCCCCGGCGATGAACGTGCTGGCCGGGTTCCCCGACTACGAGTCCGCCGACATCAGCCCGGGCGAGAACATGGAGAACCCGGTCCAGGGCGACGGCGACTACCCCGGCACGACGCAGGACGGCATCCCGCAGTACGGCGCCGACGAGGGCGGACCGGTGCCGGGCGCGCCTCCCGGCGGCAGCATGGACACGCCCGGCGGGAACTACCCGGGCACCACGCAGTCCGGGCTGCCCGTGTACGGCACCAGCTGAGCGGCGCAGGAGCCTGACGGAGGGCCGCCGCGCCGGTCACAGAAGCCGGACAAGCTGAGCCTCCTTCGCCTGGCGGTCCCGGACCAGCAGGTCATTCCCCGCCTTGAGCTGAGCGTCGATGAACTCATACAGGCTGATCGCCCGGTTGACGATATCGGTCTTGGACAGGCCGGTGCGCTCCTGGAGGAGGGCCAGGTCAGCGGCAGCGCCGGGAATCAGCGCGACGGTGATCCGGTCGGCGCCGGGCACCGGAGGAGCGGGAGCGGACGGGGCGATCCTGGGCATGCCGCCATTTTACAGCAATTGCGCATCCGTTTCATGTCTCCCATACAGTACTTATGCAGTTAATTCACGGGGAAGTGACAATAGCGACGATGCCGCACGGCCGCACGCCCCCGGAGCGCATCGCGGTCGGCTACGTCCACGGCGGCACGGTCCGCGCGGAGTTCCTCGCGTCGCTGCTGGCCGTGGCCCGCAAGAGCGGCGGCGTGCGGGCCGACGTGTTCCTGGCCGCGCCGTCCGGCCCTAACATCTCCGAGGCCCGGAACCTGATCGTCCGCCGGTTCCTCGGGGAATGCCGCGCCCCGTGGCTCCTCATGATCGACACGGACATGGTGTTCACCCCCTCCGACGTGGACCGGCTGGTGACGGCGGCCGATCCGCTCCGGCGTCCCGTCCTGGGTGCCCTGTGCTACGCCCAGGACGGGACCACCGGGGAGAAGCAGCCCACGATGTACGAGCTCGTGCAGGAACCTGACGGCGGCCAGGTCGGGTTCGCCCGGTACAAGGTCTGGCCGCGGGACGCGTGCATGCCGGTCAGCGCGACCGGGGCCGCATTCCTGCTGATGCACCGCGACGCCCTGACGACGGTGGAGAAGGCGTCCGGGGGCCCGGCGGCGCCGTGGTTCCGCGAGAGCGTGATCGGGTCGGCGCTCGTCGGGGAGGACATGACGTTCTGCCTGCGCGCCGGCGCGGCCGGGATCCCGGTGCATGTGCACACAGGGATCAAGGTCGGCCACGTCAAGACGGTGATCCTGATCTAGGGGGCGCGCTCCCCTTCATCGAGGGTCCTCGTCCACCTCAGCCCCACGGACAGCCGCACCGTGTCTCGCGGCCCGGCGGCCCTGTCGGTGGTGATGTAGCCGCCCTGGACGAGCCCCATGCCGTCCTCGCCGAATACCGCCACCGGCTCGTTGCGGAACACCGGGCACGGTCCCGGCGCCTCCGCGGTCACCACGAGCTCGCCGCCGAGCAGCGCGAGGCTGACGACCGGGAACCTGCGCCCGGCCACGACCAGCATCCCCATGTCCCTCACGCTGCCCACGATACGGAGGCCGCGATGCACCTGCTCGGGAAGGCCCGGATCGTGCTGCCGCAGTGGGAACCGGATCAGGGCTGGCGGGTGCTGGACCCGGACGGCCACCAGGTCGACGCCGGGGGCCAGACGATCATCACGGCCACTATCGAGTTCACGCACAAGTTCACGGAACTGTACGGCACCGACGGGAACAGTGTCCCCCTGCTCGACGGGAGCCGCAGGTGAGCGAGCCGGTGACGGAGGAAACCCCGGCTGGCTGGCTGGTGACCGACCTGGACGGGAACGTCGTCGGAGCCGGGCCTCAGACGGTGCTGGAAGCGTCCGCGGACGCAGGGCAGGAGCAGTAAATGGCGGCGATCGACAACACTCAGATCAGCAACATCCTGAACGCGCTGACGCCGACCGGCGGCACGGCCGGGTTCCCGTCCGCGTTCACCGCGATGGCCGCGGGGATCATGAAGCTGCGGCTCAACTCGACCCTGAGCACGGCGTCGGCGGCGGGGACGGAACTCGCCACCCAGACGTCCGGGTACGTCAACGGCACCGGCTGGGCGCTGGGCACCACGAGCTCCACCGCGTCGTCGGCGGGCAGCGCGGTCGGCGTGCCGTTCATCACCCAGTCGTTCGTGTCGAACGGGTCGCCGACCGCGGTCGTGTCATTCGACCTGGAGTCGTCGGCCAGCGTGCGGGGGTTCTGGGGGCCGTTCAACGGCCAGCCGGTCAACGTGGCGTCCGGGAACACCTTCCAGGTGGTCGGCGGCTCGGGTGCGGCAGCCGGCATCCAGATCTCCCTGACATGAGCGGCTACACGCCGGTCGGCGCCGAGCTGCTGTATTCATGCTCGCAGGCGTCGACCCCGGTCACGACGCCTACGGTCACGCCGGGCGCGTCCATGACCCCCGGCCTGCCGCCGATCGCGGTACCCGCCGGGTACATGGCCAACTCCGCCGGGCAGCGCGCGTCGGCGCTGTGCCTGAAGATCTGGGGCCTCCTGGTCGCCACCGCGACGGTCCCGACGTTCGGTTTCGGGCTGTACTACACCTCGGCGCAGCCGGCGGTGTGGTCTGGCTCTAACACGATGGTCACGTCTACCAGCGCTATCCCCACGTTCACGGCGGGCACGTATCCGTTCTACGCACAGTGGGACATCGCCTACCGGACGCCTGACCCGCAGGGCAGCCCGGCGACCGGCGTGGTCGTCACGCAGGGCTTCGTGGAGTGCCCCGGTTTCCCGGCGACGAGCCTGTCCGCCGCGGGCGTGTCCGTCTGCAAGGCGTGGATGCCGCCAGCGGGCACCCTGGGCAACGCCACAGCCTGGGATCCCAACCTCCAGTACTACCTGTGGCCGTCGATCTTCTGCGGCGCGGCGACCGCGCTCAACTACGTCACCACCGAGATCGTGAAGCTGTACGGAGAGAACTGACCGCCTGACCGGAGGGCGGTGAACTCCGCGTGGCCTTCAGCTTCGTCGCCTTCACCCAGGCGGTGCCAGCGGGCGCCGGCTCCGCCAGCATCACCATCAACGTGCCGGCCGGGGTGGCCAGCGGCGACTTCCTCATCCTGACCTCGACGGGGTTCTGCAGCGGCTCCTACACCGCCCCGGCCGGGTGGAACACGATCCAGAACAGCCCGGGGCTGGAGAACACCGCCAGCCACCCGTTCCTGCTGGCGTGGCGGGTAGCGAGCAGCGAGCCCGCCTCATACGCCGTCACCGCCAGCGCCAGCTCCTGGCCCGTCGTGCTGATGTACGCGATCCGGGGCGCCGCTACCACCTCCCCGGTGCTCGGGTCGGCCGAGCAGCGGCTCGTCACCCTGGTCACCACCCTGCCGCCGCCGGCCTACACCCCGGTGGCCGGGTCCACGTCGCTGTTCATCTACGGGTACGGCGGGACCAACTCAGGGGCATCCGGGTCCAACGCGCTGAGCCTGCCGGCGCCGGGGAACCTGCTGAGCGGCAGCTCCACGGCCGGCATCAACGACGCCACGGACGGCGAGTCCTACGGCATCATCGCGTGCACCAGCAGCACCGCGCCGGGGTCGGCCACCACGACCACGGCGGTAGACGAGACCAACTTCGTCCTGGAGCTGGCCGCGCCGCCGGCGGCGGCCGGGGGCGACTCCCTGCAGCCGGCGCAGCGGTACCGGCCACGGGACCGGCGGTACCGGCGCCAGGTGCCGTGGCCGCCGCCAGGGCCGGCCACGCTGTCCGGCGCGGCCTCCGCGGCCGGCGCGGGCGTCATCTCCGCAGTCGCCGCGCAGGACGCCGGGAATCTCACGACGGCGGCCGGGACTGGCGCGGCTCCGGCCGGCGCCGCCCAGGCGGCCGTCGCCTCCGCGGCCGGCGCTAGCTCAGCCGCCGCGACCGCGGCCGTCATCAGCACGGCGGCTGCGGCCGGAGCCGGAGCCGGAGCCGCCGTAGCAACCCAGGTCGCGCCTGCCAGCTCCGCCGGCGCGGGGGCGGCCGCCGGCGTCGTAACGCAGTCCGTCGCCGGCGCCGCGGCCGGGGGCGCCGCGGAGACCGCGGGCGCCGTCCAGTCCGCTCCGGCGGCAGCGGCCGGAGCCGGGGCCGTCACTGACGTCGCGACGCAGATCGCCACGGGCGCATCTGCCGGCGCCGGGTCGGCCGCTGATGTCATAACCCAGGCCGCACCCGCGGGCGCGGCCGGAGCGGGATCAGCCGCCGCCGCGGTGAACTATCCCGGTACCGCGGCGGCCGCCGGCGCCGCGTCGGCCGCTGCCGCGGCAACCCAGGTCACGCCTGCTAGCCCCGCCGGAGCGGGGCTAGCAGGGGGCGCCGCCACCCAGGCGGTCGCCGGGACCGCGGCCGGAACGGGCGCCGCGGCCGCTGTCGTCTCCCAGCTGGCCGGCGCACCTGCCGCGGGCGCGGGGGCGGCCGCCGGCGTCGTAACGCAGTCCGTCGCGGGCGCGGCCGCGGGTGCCGGGTCGGTCACCGCGGCCGGGTCATCATCGGGCGCGGCCACCGCCTCCGCGGCGGGTGCCGGGTCGGTCGCCGCGCTCACCGCGCAGATCGCCCCGGCAGCGGGCGCCGGAGCCGGGGCCGTCACCGCGGAGGCAGCGCAAGCGGCCACCGCGACAGCCGCAGGCGCGGGCGCGGTCACCGCGAAAGCGGCTCAGGGCGCTCCCGCGTCCGCTGCGGGCGGCGGGGCAGCCGGGCCGGCCGCTGCCACGCAGGGTGCCATAGCCGCGCCAGCGGGCGCCGGCGCGGTCACCGCCGCCGCCACGCAGGCAGCCGCGGGAACTGCGGCTGGCGCCGGGTCCGTCGCGGCTGCCGCAGCCCAGGGCGCCGCGAGCGCAGCGGCCGGCGCAGGGACGGCCGGGCCGGCCGCTGCCACGCAGGCTGTCACCGGAACCCCGGCCGGAGCCGGGTCGGCCGCCGGCGTCGTAACGCAGGCTGCCATAGCCTCCGCGGCCGGAGCGGCGGCGGCCGCCGCGGCAGGCAGCATCACCGGAGCCGGCGCCACGGCCACGGCCGCCGGAGCGGGAGCCGCCGCCGCGCTGGCCGCGCAGGCCGACACCGGAACCGCGTCCGGCGCCGGAGCGGTCACCACCACGGCGGCGCAGGCCGCCAGGGCGACCGCCGCCGGCGCCGGGTCGGCCACCGCGGCCGGGTGCATCCCCGGCACCGCAAGCGCGGCCGCGGCAGCCGCGGCCGGGGCGAAAGCCGCGCAGTCCGCCACGTCGGTCTCAGCGAGCACCGGGGCACTGGCCGCCCAGGCCGCCCAGCAGGCCGCAGCGGCCATCGCCGGCGCCGGAAGCGTCACCGCGGCGGGTGGCGTCCAGCTCGCGTTCACCACCGGCACGCTGACCGCCTCCAGCGCCTCCGCCAGCGTCCTCACCGCGACGGCAGCCGGGAGCGTCCTGACGGCCGGCACGGCGCCTGTCAGCACGCTCACAGCAGGAACGGCCCGGACGGGGGGACCCAGCTGATGGCACGCTTCCCGCTCGGCCAGCCGGTACGCCAGTCCACCACTGTCCGGCAGCTCAACACCGACGACACCACGACGCTGGTCAACGCGACCGGCCTGACGCTGGTCGTCAAGATCGCCCAGGCTGACGGCACCCAGCTCACCACCGGCACCTACGCCTCCCCGACGCTCGATTCGACGGGTAATTACCACCAGGACATTCCCGTCACCGACCTGGCCGCGACCGGGCACTACCAGTACGCGTGGACCGCGACCGGCACCGGCGCGGGGGTCAGCTTCGGCGACTTCGACGTGTTCGACCCGTTCGAGACCGCCGTGCTGCCGCTGCAGGACGCCAAGGACGCCCTGAACATCCCGCAGTCCGTCACCACGAACGACAGCGCGATCCAGCGGCTCGTCGCGACGATCGAGTCGTGCCTGGAGTCCTACACCGGCGGACCGCTGGTCAACCGCACCATCACCGAGCGGTCCGAGATGATGAGCGGCCAGACCGTCATCCCCGTCCGGCAGCGGCCCCTCGTCTCCGTCACGTCGATCACCGGTGCCAGCGGCGGCGCGATCAGCATCAGCGCCGGCCTGGACCTCGACGCCAACGCGGGCCTGATCCGCCGCCAGCTCGGGCTGCCGTTCTACGGGCCGTTCTTCTCCTGGCTGCCGGTGGTCACCGTTGTCTACGTCGCCGGGTGGGGCACGAGCGTCCCGGCCGCGTTCGGCAGCGCCGCGGCGATCATCCTGCAGCACCTGTGGGAGACCCAGCGCGGTCCTGCGCTGCTGCCGATGGGGCCCGAGGAGCTGGCGACCGTTCCCGGATTCGGTTTCGCGATTCCCAACCAGGCCGCCGAGCTGCTCGACGGCTCGCAGGGCGGCATCAGCTTCATGAGCGAAGCCTTCCTGTGATGGGCAGGCCGGTCAGGTGGCTGACGGAGCGCCGCCGCACGCGCCTGGACGTGATGGGCATGTTCGGCCTCGGCTACGTCCTCGGCGACAACGCGCTGGGCACCTGGTGGGGCCGCGTGATCTTCCTGGCCTGCGCGATGGGCGTGACCGACATGGCCGCGACGGCACTCCGGCGGCTGACGCGGTGAAGAAGCCGGCCGCCGCGCCGAAACCCGCCGCGAAGAAGGCCGCGCCGAAGAAAGCCGCCGCGAAGAAACCGGCCGCGAAGAAGCCTGCGGCGGGCAAGAAGGCCGCGCCGGCCGGGAAAGCCGTGACCGCGCACCAGGCCCACCTGGCGCACCTCGCCCACCTGCAGCACCTGGGGCTGCTCCCGAAGACCGCGCCGAAGCCCGCGAAGCGGATGCTGGCCCTCGGTGGCGGCGTGGCGTGCTGCGCGGCCGAAGCCGTGGCCGCGTCCCTGCGGCTCACGGGACGGCCGGTGAGCGACGCGGACGTGCTGGCCCTCTACCGGCGGACGGCGGACGACCCGGACACGGGAGCGCTCATCGAGGCGACGCTGGAAGCCGCCGCTCGCTACGGAGTAGCAAGCTACGCAGTAGCAGATTTCCGGCCGGTCGACCTAGCCGAAACATATGTCTCGGATAGGTCTCAAGTAGGTCTCTTGCTGGGCCTCACACTGCCCGGCCCGCATGCGGTACTCGACGACGGTTCCGGCTGGTGGTCGTGGGGTGAGCTGTATGACCCGGCGTGCTGGCCTGACGCCGTGATCGAGGAAGCGTGGACGCTGACATGGGGCTGACCGCGTGACCTACTCCTCCTCCGTCCCCGCCGCGATCGCGGCGCTGGTCGCCGCGTTCACCGCGTCGGCGTCGCTGGGCGCCGCCGGGGTGGACGTCCGGGACGGGCCCCAGCTCCGCGCAGCCTCCGCCGTGGAGGGTGTCGCCGTCGGGTACTCGAGCGGCCAGAACTCCGCCGCCGTCACCGGCACCGCCACCCCGGAGGGCCTCGGCGCCGGGCCGGACCGGGAACGGTACGCGATCATGTGCACCGCCGAGGTCATCGACCCCGACGGCGACATCGCCGCCGCGAGGGTCCGCGCCTACCAGCTGCACGCGGCGTGCGGCGCGGCGATCGCCGCCGACCACACGCTGGGGAAGACGGTGCTGCGCGCGGTGCCGGGACCCGGGTCGCTGACGCAGCAGCAGACGACACGCGGGGCGCTGGCCCGGGTCATCTTCCCGGTCACTGTCGATGCCTACACCACCCGCTAACCGGACGGACGGAGAATCATGGCGGCTCTTACAGCACAGGTCGTCCCCCACGCCGGCGTCACGCCCACCCTGACGGGCTCACTGGGCGGCACCACCGGCAACACGGCGCCCTGCGGCGCCGGCCTCGCGCTGATGCTCGTCAACGGGGCCGCCGCCACGGTTGCCGTCAACGTGCACACCGCCAGCAGCGTCACCGTCGACGGGCTGCCCGTCGCCACCCCGGCCGGCGCGTCAGGACCCGCCCGGCAGTTCACGCTGCCGGCCACCATCGGCGCCGTCAGCTTCATCCCGCTGGTGGCCGGCATCTATGCCGACCCGGTGACCGCCCTCGCCACGTTCGACGTCGCGGCGGGCACCGTCTCCGCCGCCGTCGTCGCCATCAGCAGCTAGGAGGCAACCGGCATGAGCGAACCCGAGACGGGCGACTGGGTGACGATCATCCACCCGGAGACCGGCGGCACCGGCACCGTGCACCGGTCATCCCTGCACCAGCATTACGCGGCGGGGTGGCGGCTGCTCGCCGGTGACGAGGTGCCGCAGCCAGAGCCGGCACTCGAGCCGCCGCCTATGACCAAGGCCCAGGCCGCCAAGGCCGAGAAGGCCGCTAGCGCTGAGACCAAGGAGAACTAGCCGTGCCTCCGACCCCGCTGACGCCGACAATCCGCTACATTCCGCCAGGTACCCGGAAGATCTACTGGGTCACCACGATCGCGACCTACACGTCGCCGACCCGCGCTGAGCTGAACGCCGGGATCGACCTGTCCGCCGAGGTCGCCACCGTCACCGGGTTCACCGTCACCTCCGCCACCACCCCCACCCCGGACCTGTCCAGCCGGTTCACCTCCGAGATCCCCGGCGCGATCACCGCCGCCTCCTGCGGCCTGTCGATCTACGCGAGCAACACCAGCAGCGACGTGCGGACGGTGCTGCCCCGCGGCACCATCGGGTACGTGGTGCTCCTGTGGGAAGGCGACGTCACGGGGCAGCGGATGGACGTGTTCCCTGCGACGGTCACCGCGTCCGCGGTGAACGCCAACGAGACGGCTGCGGAGCTGGTCGACGTGTCGTTCTCCATCACCAAGGTCCCCGCCAACAACGTGCTCATCCCCTGATGGGCGCCTATCTCGGCCGGGACGCGATCCTGAAGGCCGCTGCACTTCGGACCGAGGAAGTCAGGGTACCGGAGTGGGCCAGCCCGGAAACGGGCGCCGACGTCGTGATCGTCCGGGAGATGCGGGGCCGCGAGCGGGACGAGTGGGAGGCGTCGCTGGCCGTCCAGCGCGGCGGCCAGATGGTGCCCGACACCGCGAACATGCGCGCCAAGCTCGCCGCCCGGTGCATTATCGGGGAGGATAGCGAGCCGCTGTTCACCCAGCAGGACGTCGCCGCGCTCGGGGAGCTGTCCGCCGCCGCGCTGCAGCGGGTGTACGAGGCGGCCGCCCGGCTGTCCGGCCTGAACCAGGACGCCCTGGAGGAGCTGGGAAAAAGCTCAGAAACCGGCCCCTCAGAAGATTCTGCTTCGGGCTCGCCCGGGAGCTCGGCTGCACCGTCGAAGAGCTCCTCAGCCGCATCTCGTCGGCGGAACTGACCGAGTGGATGGCCTGGTACCAGGCCGAGGCGGAAGACCGGGAACGCGAGCGGAAGGGCCGGCGCGGCTAGGCACCCTTCGGGAATTCCGCGAACGTCCCCTCCCTGGCGAGGTACTGCTCCAGCAGCGCCCGCAGGCAGCCGCACTCGTCGTCAGGGAAGTGGTGAAAACCGTCCTTGCAGCGGCCATCGGGGCAGCCGCAGGCATCGCCGCACCACTTCCCGTCGGCCATGAAGTTCGCCCGCGCCCACGCGGCCTGCGACACGCCGACGTCGCGCAGCACGATCTCCGCGTCCTCGTTCAGCCTGCTCATGCCGTCCTCCTTGCCGCGGCGCGATGTTCGGCGATCGCCCGGCACGCCAGCACGCACAGCCACGCGACGCCGAGCAGCAGGTGCCACGCGAGCCACAGCGGGCCGACGAGCCAGATGGCCAGCAGCCAGCCGAGCGGGCCCATGCTGACCCACCAGCGGCCGGAGGATGACACGCCGGCCCTCATGACCAGTTCCCGTCACGGCAGAACCACAGCGCCAGGACCCCGAGCGGGCCGGCGAGCAGGCCGATGAACGCCCCGTCGACCGCGTGGCGCGACCGGGCACCGATGAAAGCCCCGGCGATGACGCTGGCCAGGTCCAGGACGACCCCGAGGGCCTCGCCGCCGGTCACGGCTTCTCGTCCCCGTCCGCCAGTGCCCACTGTGCCCGCGTGTACCAGTCGACCGGCACCAGGACGACGCTAGGACGGTTGTACCGCAGGACCGTGACGTGCGCGCCGCCGTGCTCGACGGCATTGAGGAGTTCGCGGAGGTTGCGCCGCGCCTCATCGGTTTTAACCTGCTTGGTCTCCATGGCCGGAAGCTATCACGAGTCGTACGACTCTTACAACTTAGGGGGAGGCCATCGTGCCCGGCACCGAGCAGGCCATCCTCGCCGACCGGCTCCGCCAGGCCGCGCAGCCCGTCGCCGACTACGCGCGGGCGTCCTCGGCCCGCTGGTCCAGGCGGGTCCCGGCGTCCGTGCGGCTGCAGGGCGGCGCGTCCCGGATCACCATCGCGGCGGGCGGCTCGGCTGCGCCCCAGGCCTACACGATGGAAGGCCGCGAGTCGGGCGCGCCCATCGCCCATCCCGTCTACGGGCACGGGCCGCGGGAGAAATGGACCTGGGTCAAGCAGGTCCCGCGACCCTTCCTGCGGGAGGCGATCGACGCGACGGAAGACGAGGTGGTCGAGATCATCGCCGGCGTGGTCGACGACTGGGCGGCGGAACTCGGATACCACTGACCTGCAAAAACTGACTTGACCGGAGGTCCCTGGGGTGGTTGTCAAGTCGGTCGAGGTGGACATCAGCGTCAGGGGAGACGCTGACGCCAAGGCCAAACTCGACGCCGTAGACGCCCGCGCGGAGGCCCTGAAGAAGTCGTTCCCCGCATTCGCGCTCAAGATCGACTCGGCCGCGGCGTCGGAGAAGCTGAAGGTCTTCCGTGCCGAGATGGCCGACGCGGCGAAAGACCGCACCGCGAACATCAAGGTCAAGGTCGACGACTCGGCACTGCAGAAGCTGCAGAAGTCCGTCGACGGCCTGAAAGACAAAGGCGGCCCGTCGTTCCTGGGGCCGCTGCTGGCGCTCACCCCCGCCATCGGCACCCTGACCGGGGTGGTCACGGGCGCCGGGGTCGCGCTGGCGGGGACGTTCGCCGCGGGGGGCGCGGCACTGGGCGCGTTCGGCGCCATCGCCGTGCCCGTCCTGACCAGCGCGAAGACAGCCGCCGCGGCCGTCCAGAAAGCCCAGGACACCTACACGGCCTCCGTCGACGCGGGCACCAAGAAGGCCACCGCGTACGCGACCGAGCAGAAGGCCATCGGCGTGGCCTACGCGGAACTGTCCCCCGCGCAGATCGCCCTGTCCAAGCAGCTCGGGGACATGGGGAACGCGTGGCAGGCCGTGAAAGCCGCGCAGACCCCCGTCGTCGCCGGGGCGCTCCAGCCGTGGCTCCAGTCCGTCACCGACCTGACGAAGAACCTGGCGCCCATCATCGCGAAGGTGTCCCCGGTCATCCAGGGTCTCGGCACCCAGTTCAGCGACCTGATCGACTCCCCGGAGTTCAAGGCGTTCCGGGACTTCATCGCGAACACCGGCTCCAACGCGGTCCTGGCCGGCGGCGGCACGCTGATCGACTTCATCGACGCGTTCATCACGCTCCTGCCGAAATTCAACCCGCTGATCCAGGAGGCGGTCGGCTGGATCGCGGCCCTGGGGCCCGCCGCGCTCAAGTGGTCCGCCAGCAAGAAAGCCGCCGACGACATCCAGGCTTTCATGCAGTTCTTCACCGCGAACGGCCCCGCCGCCGGGGAGTTCCTGAAGAACGTCGGCGGCGCACTCAAGGCCCTCGCGCCGGGCCTGACCTCCGGGGGCGCCACCGAGCTGCAGGTCCTCTCAGATTTCTTCGGGTGGGTCGCGAAGCTGCCCCCGTCGGTCGCGAAGCCGCTGGCCGAGGTGGCCGGGGTGCTGCTGACCCTGAACAAGCTCGGGGTGTTCTCCGTCGGGGTCAAGATCGTCGGCGCGACGGCCGGGTGGATCACCAGGCTGCTCGGCGGCGCGACGGTGGACCTGGGCGCGGCGGGCATGCAGAAAGCCGGCGTCACGATGGCCGGCGCGGCGGTCGCGATGCAGAAGGCCGCCGACACGATGGCCGGCGCCGGCGCCGCGGAAGTGACCGCCGGGGGCGAGCAGGCCGCCGCGGGCACCGAGGAAGTAGCGGCCGGCGGCCTCATGGCCACCGGGCTGGGCGGCGCGCTGACCGCCGCACTCCCCGCGCTCGGGGCGCTGACGCTCGCCCTCGTCGCCTATGAGGCCCTCAAGTCGGGCAGCAGCATCCTGAACTACTTCAAGCCCGGCGGCGGCGCGGCCCCGGCGCTGAACCCCGGCGGGACGACACCCGGCGCGTTCACCACCGTCGTCCCGCAGAGCGTCGCCGCCGCCGCCGCCGCGCAGAACGCCACGGCTGCGGCCAGCCCGCAGGGCCAGGGCACCGCCAACCTGACGGCCCAGGGGAAGCTCGTCGAGGCGTACGCCCTCAACCTTCAGTCGCTGGACCAGGTGTTCACCGCCCAGGCCAAGACCGCCGCGACCGCCCAGTCGGCGCTGGACACCTACACCGCGTCGGTGAAGGCCAGCGGGACGCAATCCCAGGCGTCCAGGTCGGACGCGGCACTGCTTGTCTCCTGGCTGGAAGGGGTCGGCGTCAGCTCCGGGAAAGCCCGGGCCGACGTCGCCGCGTACACCACCGCGATCGCGCAGAACGGGATCACGTCCAGCCAGGCGCAGGCCGCGCGGCTGAAGGTGGTCTCCGACATCCTCGCCGCGAGCAGCAACGCCCGGCAGGGGCAGCTGGACCTGAGCAGGTACACCGCCGCCGTGCAGGACGACGGCGCCAAGTCGCAGGCCGCCCAGTCGGCGCGGGCCCAGCTGATCAAGGACCTGGAGAACACCGGGCTGAACGCGCAGGACGCCACCTCGTGGGTCGACGGGCTCGGCACGTCGGTGAAGAACCTGCCGGACAGCAAGACCATCAAGATCACGATGGACGGCTCGGGCCTGTACACCATCACCGGGTCCGTCATCGCCGCCAGCCAGGGCAAAGGCGGCAGCGGCAACGCGGCGGGCGGCCTGGCGGCGGGCGGGTTCATCACGGGCGGCATTCCCGGCCGGGACTCCGTGCTGATCAGGGCGATGCCGGGGGAGCTCGTCGTCCCGGTGCACCTGGTGGCGGCCGGCGCGGTCGACCACCTGCGCGGGATGCTGCCCGGGTTCGCGTCCGGCGGGACGGTCAGCGGGACGCTGACCCCCGGCTTCGTCTCCGGCATGTCCGGCGCGTTCACCCAGGACATGACCGACGCGATGGTCACCGCGATGCGGGCTGCCATCAAGGCGGCGGCGGCGACAGCGGCCGCGGCCAGCGCCGGGGGCGCCAGCGCCGGCATGGGCGGCGTATCGAACGCCAGCGGCGTCGCGGCCCTCAAATCAGCGGCGGCCAAGCACGGCTGGACCAGCGCCGCCGAGTGGGCCGCGCTGAACAATGTGGAGATGCGCGAGGCCGGCTACTCGCTGACCGCCAAGAACCCCGGCAGCGGGGCCTACGGCATGGCCCAGTTCATCAACGGGCCGTCCGAGTACGCCCAGTACGGCGGCAACGCGACCACCTACGCAGGGCAGGCCACGGCGATGGCCAACTACATCGCGCAGCGGTACGGCGACCCGATCGCCGCGTGGGCGCACGAGCAGGCCTACGGCTGGTACCGGCACGGCGGACTGATCCCCGGGTACGCGTCCGGGGGGACCGTCGCCAGCCAGGGCGCGGCGTACCTGAAGGGGTGGCGCAAGTCCGCCGGGACGGTCAACGCGCAGATTGATCACTGGACCCACGAGCAGCACCTCGACTCGATCCTGGCCGGGGCCGCAGGGCTGAGCAAGACCCTGCACGCGAAGTACGCGAAGGCGACAGCCGCGGACAAGAAGACCCTCGCGGGGCTGACCTCCGAGCGGACGGTCATGCGGGACTGGCGGACCCAGCTGGGCACCAGCGACACGTCGCTGACCGCGTGGATCGGCGCGGCGGGGAAGATCCCGTCGCTGAAAGCGAACGTGGCCGCGTGGAAGAAGCAGCTCGCCGGCCAGAAGAAGACGATCGGGAACATCTCGGCGATGCTGGGCCTGACCGGCGCGCAGATCGCCGCGGACGACGCGGCGGCGAAGGCGGCGGCCGCGGCTGCCGTGGCAGCAGCGGCCACGGCGGCGGCGGCGAGCGCGTCCGGCGGCGCCACGGCCGGGACCACGGCCGCGTCGGCGGCCGCCACGACGGCCGCTGCGGTGCCGCTCACCCCCGCGGCGGCCCTGTCGCTGCTCACGGGCGGCACCGGGACCGCGCCCGCGGCGCCCGGCGCGTTCCCCGCGCTGGCGTCCGGGGCGCTCCCCTGGTCCGGCTGGTCCGGCGCGTCCGGCGGTCAGGCGTTCCCCTGGCCCGGCTGGGGTGACGGTCAGGGGCAGCCGGGTACGGGCGCTCCCGGCGGCGGCGCGGGCGGCGGCGGCGGAGGGGGCGGCGGAGGGGGCGCGGACGGGCTGCTCGCCGAGCTGCGGGCGCTGCGCTCGGAAATCCGGAACCTGACCGGCGTCGCCGCAGCCATTCCGCAGAAGACCGGCCAGCACGTCGGGGGGGCCATCAACGGCGCGGCGGCGGCCGGGTCGTTCAGGAACCGCTACCCGTGACGGTGATGGACGCCGGACGGGAGAGCGCGCCGAACCGGCTACTCACGCTCCTGCCCGGTGGTGCACTACCGGCTTAAGCTCTCCGGGCGGCGGGGACTAGTACGTCCCGTCCGGGCATCCGGCACCCATGTTAGCGACCTCCGGAGGAGCCCGTGACGACTGACCCGCGCGGGGGCCGGCGATGACGAGCAGCCTCGTGCTCGGGCAGTCCATTGAGCTCCTCGGCGCCGAGGGGGGCGTCCCGTCGCTCATCCCCGCGTGCGCCGGGGCGATCTTCCTGCTCGCCGACGACGGGTCATACGACCTGGGCGCCGCCCAGCCCACCGCCGACTTCGTCGCCTCGCTGATCCTCGACGGGGAACGGCCGTTCGGGCGGCGGGCCAGCAACCGGACCATCACCCTGCCGGTCAAGATCGTCGCGCCGGCCGGGAACCTGCAGCTGCTCGCCGCCGCCCGCGAAGTCCTCGGGCAGGTCACCGACCAGGACGTGTGGACCATCACCTGGACCCGCGACCCCGGTACCGGGACGCGGCTGCCGCTGGTCCTGGACTGCTTCCGCGCGCAGCCGTCCAAGCCGGTGTACGCGCCGCTCAACGAGGCGCAGGGCGTCATGTACGTCACGCTGACCATCCCCGCGCTGCCCTACGGCCGGTCCGACGTCCAGTACACCCCGGCGTTCACCGGCGCGGTCCCGCAGACCCCCACCCCGCCGCCGCCGCCCGCGCCGGTCATCCTCGACAGCTTCGCCACCATCTCCGGGCCGCAGTTCAGCCAGTCGACCCAGTGCGCCGTCGGGCCGTTCACCGCCTGCTGGGACCCCGACAGCTTCGGCGACCCGGGCGGGCAGGTGACGCCGCTGACCTACAGCGCGAAGTTCACGTCGCCGCTGAACCTGACGTCGATGACGGCGCTGCAGCTCTGGTTCGGCCTCGGGTCACGCTGGTACCCGCAGCTGGAGTACCCCGGCCGGGTCCACGGCGTCAGCGTGCAGGTCACCCTGACCGACACCAGCGGCGCGAGCATCTCGATGTCGCGCGGCAACCTGCGGCTGCCCGTCACCCCCGTCGCGCAGGGCCCCGTGTTCACCCGGATCAGCGTCCCGATGCCGGCCGCCAGCCCTGTATTTCTGTACAACTCGGTGGCGTCGTACACGCTGACCTGCGTCAACCGGCAGGACCGGGGCATCCCCCGGCTGTCCTGGTGCACCGCCTACCTCGACGCGCTGACCGCTGTGCCGTCCACCCAGACCGTCACGCCGGTGACCCGCGGGAACCTGTACACCCTGTACGGGCTGCTCGGGACGGCCAGGGCGCCGGCCAGCCTGTCCTTCGCGCAGCCGCCCACCGCGGGGACGCCGGCGACGATCACGGCCACCGGGGCAGGCACCTACACCGTCCCGGCGCTGACCGCGTGGCTGAAGGTCGAGGCGTGGGCGGCGGGCGGCGCCGGCGCCGGGGAGACCGGGACCGGGGTCGGCGGCGGTGGGGGCGCCGGCGAGTACGCGCGTGAGGACATCTTCCCGTGCGTGCCCGGCCAGGTCATCCCGTACACCGTCGGGACCGGCGGCACGCAGGGGGCGTCCCCCGCCGACGGCGGCAACACCACGTTCGGGCCCGGGCCGTCCGGGCCGCTGGCCGTCCTGGCCGGCGGCGGGAAGTCCGCGCTGCAGAACTCGGTCACGGGCGCCCTGCCGGGGTCCGGGTCGGTGAACTCGGTGCACTTCCCGGGCGGCCAGGGGCGCACCGCGTCCGGGTCGGTCGGCGGCGGGGGCGGTTCCTCCGGGGGCACCTCCAGCCCGGGACAGACGCCGATGGGCACCGCGGCGGTGGTCATCACGGCCACGGGCACGACCGTGTGGGTCGCCCCGGCCGGCGTCACCCAGGTCTACGCGGAATGCTGGGGGGGCGGCGCGTCCGGCGCCACGGGTAACTCCTCCAGCAATAACGGCGGCGGGGGTGGCGGCGGCGAATATGCGGCTGCTTTTATCAACGTGACCCCGGGGAACAGCTACAACGCCGTCGTCGGGACCGGGGGCGCAGCCCAGACCGTCTCGGCGTCGAACGGGAACAACGGCGTCGCGTCCGGTTTCACCGGGGACAGCGCGTCGGTCACCGCGAACCCGGGGCAGGGCGGCCTGACCCGGGTGGAATGGCAGTCCGGCGGCCAGGGCAGCGGCGGGTCGGGGTCCGGTGCCGCGGTGCATTTCAGCGGCGGACGGGGCGGACCGGCGAACCCGTACGGCGGCGGCGGCGGGTCCTCGGCCGGGTCGGGCGTGTCAGGGAACGCCGGCGACGGCTACGGCGACGGTGCCCCGGCCCCCCCGGACGGCGGCGGCGGCGGCGGCGCGAACGCGGCCGGGCAGGCTCCCGGCGGCGGCGGCGGCGGATCCCAGACGGCCACGGCGTCCGGCGCGGGCGCGGCCGGGCAGGTCAGGCTGACGTACCCGGGCGGGGCGCCGACGAACAACGGGGCGGCGGCCGTGACCGGAGGGGGCGCGGGCGGCGCGGGCGGAGGCTCGGCCAACACGCCGGGCTCGGCCGGATCGCAGCCCGGCGGCGGCGGTGGGGGTGCCGACTCGGCGGGGACCGCTGAGGCCGGCGGCGCGGGCGGCGCGGGACAGCTCAAGATCACCCCGTTCAGCAGCGCCGCGTTCAAGAACCTGATCGTGCACCGGCCGCCACTCGGGGCACTCAAGACATTCCAGCCGCTCGTCTCGGTCGGCGGCGGCGGCGACGCGCCGGACGGCACGCACGAATACCGGATGCCGCAGCCGATCACCGGGCTCAACGCCGACTTCGGCGGCACCTACACCATCTACCTGATCGCGGCGTCGCTGGCCGGCGGGAGCCGGAACATCACGGTCTCCGTCAACCAGTACGAGTTCAGCGGCGGACCGAAGTACACCGCGACCACCCTGCCGGTCACCCTCACCGCGGCGCAGGTGGTCAACGGCGTCATCACCGCGGGCGTGCTCACGCTCCCGGTCAAGGCCGTCGCGGCGGACAACACCGGCGGCTACTACACGGTCTCGGTGATGGACAGCAACAGCGCCGACCGGTTCTACGACGCGATCTTCCTCGACACGATGGGCCAGCTGGTCCATGTCAACGAGCCGGTCCAGGGTTACAGCACCTACTTCATCGACGAACCGCAGCCGAACGTGTCCGTGCAGTACGTGCTCGGCTCCAACGGCGGCCGTCCCGACGCCATCGGCGTGCTGGACAACACGATCCTGTCCGGGCCCGCGATCGCGTTGGAACCCGAGGACGGCGACAACGCCCTATTCACCTATAGTGCCGACGGACTGGCCCCGGTCATCTCGGTGTCGTACTGGCCCCGCTGGCGCTACGACCGGGTCCAGTAGGCGCCGATGGCACCCGGCCTCGTCCAGTCCGCATCGACCGGGGGTGCCTCTGGCACGACCCTCACGGTCACGCTCGGCGCTGCCACGACCGCAGGCAACACCCTGGTCGTCTGCGTCGGGACGGTCGACGGCTCCGACCCGATTGTGTCGGCGGTCAAGCTCGGCGGCTCGGCCGGCAACTTCGCGAAGGCTGTCGCCCACGACGGCGCGGCGGATAGCTGCGAGATCTGGTACGACTTCAACTGCGCGGGCGGCCAGACCTCCGTCGTCATCACCTTTACCGGAGACAGCGGGGGCAGTCCCAGCACCGCTGCCGTCGTCATGGAATGGTCCGGGATGCTGACGACGGCATCGGCCGATAAGACCAATTTCGCTGACAGTTTTTCCACCTCATGGAGCTCGGGTTCCTCCGGGACGCTCAGCCAGGCCGGTGAACTGCTCATCGGCGCGGCCGCGATACAGGCAGCGGGGGTTACGCTGACCCCCGCCAGTCCGTGGACGGCCCTTTCTGCTGTCTCCGGTACCGGTGGCGACGCGATAAAGCTCCAGGTCAGCTATCAGGTCGTGTCAGCGGCGACGGCTCAGGCCTACACCGGCACCATATCGTCGAACAGCGCGTGGAATGCCCTGGTCGCGACGTTCAAAGCCGCCACCAGCACCACGCACTCCGGCACCGCGACCCTGACCGGATCCGGGACGCTGACCGGGACCGGCGCGTTCGGCGGGACCGCGGCGCTATCCGGGTCGGGCACGCTGGCCTGGTCCGGGTCGCGGATCCTCAAGGCCACCGTCCTGACCGGGTCCGGCACGCTGACCGGCACGGTCATCGGGACGATCAGCGAGGCCGTCGCCCTGGACGGCGAAGGCACCCTCCAGGGCGCGGCCGTCGGCACCGTGTTCGAGAGCGGCGCCCTGTCCGGGTCCGGCACGCTGTCCGTGCCCGGCGTGAAGCTGGGATTCCAGGCCGCGCTGAGCGGCACCGGGACGCTGTTCGTCATCGGGACCGGCGGCACCGTCCAGGCCAGCGCCGGGGCGTCCGCGCCGTACGCCTACCCCGGCACCAGCCAGGTCGCCGTCGCCGCGCCCGGATCCCCGTACTGGCAGTACCTCGGCACGCTCGGCGTCGTCACCGCGCTCACCTACTCCTTCACCTGCCCCGGCGGCGCCGACCAGCTCACAGCCACCGTCATGGTCCCCGCGTCCTACCGGAATCAGATGCTCAACCCCGGCTGGCAGGTCCGCGTCACCCGCGGCGGCCACGTCGTGTGGACCGGGAAACTGGACGAGCCGGTGCCCACCGCGGCCGGGTGGACGCTCACCGCCGTCGGCGACGGGAACCGCGGCACCGACTTCCGGGCCGTGTTCAGCGGCACCTGGCCGGCGGGGATACCCGACGACCCGGTCAACGAGGCGATCGCCCGGGGGCTGCCGTGGGTCAACGCGGGCATCGGGTCGCCGGCCGGGATGTGGCTCGGGCAGGCGCAGGATTCCGGGTCCATGACCGTCACCGACCTGCTCAACCTGCTCTGCACCAGGGGCGGACTGACGTGGTACGCGAACAGCCAGCCGGGAGGCCGGCCCGGCACCGACCTGTCCGTGTTCCCGCTGCCCACGACGGTGAACCGGCTGCTGGTCGTCACCGACCCGGCACCGCGGACGCTTGGCGGGGACATCAACACGCTGTACCTGCGGTACGAGATCGACGACGGGGTGGCCAGCTCCACCTCGGCCACGTACGGGCTGACCAGCGTGCAGAACGCGGCCTCGGTCGCGGCGCACGGCGTCATCGAGGACTACATGGACCTGTCCAGCGCCGGGGTCATGCCCGCTATCACCGCGCAGACGGTCGGGAATTACGTGCTCCAGAACTACCAGCGCGCCTCCTTTGCCGGGCCGTTCACCGGCAGCTACGGGCAGCTGCTCAACGCCGGGGGCGTGCCGGTTGACCCGGGGACCGACCAGGCCGGGACCGTGATGCGGGCCATCCTCACTGACTACGGGGCGGGCGGCGAGGTCAGCATGGCACCCGTCACGTGGCTTACGGGTGCCTACCTGTGGGACGACTTCGCGCAGAAGTTCACCGTCACGCCGTACCAGAACCTGGACCAGTCGCTGTCCGGGCTGCTGTCGATGGCGGGCACCGTGCTCACGCCGGTCACCGTGGTGGCATGAGGCCTACTGAGCCGCGTGCCAGGTGTCGGTGAACGCCGTTCCCGCGCGGACCGGGCCGGGGGCCGTGAGCGTGACGCCGCCGCGGACCAGGTCGACCGGGTAGACGGTCCACAGCCTGTTACTGGCCATGCCGCCGCGGATGCCGTTGCGGCTGGTGACGCGGATCGAGGTGAAGGTGCCGGTCCCGAAGTCGGCCAGCGGCAGGTTCGCGCCCGCGTTGGGTGCCTCCATGATGACCTCGGCGCTGGCGTTGTCGCACTGGATGTGCGCCGGGCATGGCTGGCTCGCGGCGATGGCCGTGCCGGTGGCGTGGTCCTCGAGCGCGAGCTGCCACCGGTTCGCCGCGGCGTCGTAGTAGACGCTGGCGGTGATCAGGTCGCCGGGGTTCACGCCGTAAGAGGTCCGGGCCGCGTTGTAAGCGACGACAGGGGCGTCCGGGTACATCTGGTACCAGGCGAAATAGCTGGGCTGCCCGTTCGTGCACACGCTGGCGGTGCCCACCTGCTCGACACTGCCGCTGGTCTCGCCGTCCAGGCCCACCCACGCTTCGGCCCACGCGACGGGCGGCGACTTCGCGCAGTCGACCGCCGGGAGTCTCCACGTCGCCGCGACGTAGCGGAACTTGCAGGTGACGCACGCCCCGGCGACGTACCCGGACCAGCTGGGGCTGCTCAGCGTCCGCTGAGCCCCGGCTGGCGCGGCGCCCGCGGATCCGCTGAGGGCCAGGGCGAGCAGGACAGCCGCGATGACGGCGCCGGACCGGGTGCGTTTCACCCGCCCATCGTCACACAACGGGAGACAGCAGGAGACAACGGGAGGTATCCGGTGCGCAAGGCGGTCATGATCCTGCTGGCCCTGCTGGCCATCCGGCTGCTGCCCAGGGCGCTGCGCCGGGAGGCCCGCGCGCTCGAACTGCTCACCCTGCTGTTCCAGATGACCGCCGCGGCCGCGACATCCAAGACGGTGGCCGTCGAGACGCGCACCGCCAACCTGGAACTCGCCACCCGCTCGGCAGCCGCCAAGGTCGCCGCCCAGAAAGGGCAGACCACCGCGTTCAGCAACCTGGCCCAGACCGAGACCGGGTCCGCGACGGTGTTCGGCGGGGAACCTACCATCCAGACCGGGACACCCCCGCAGACCGGCCAGTACACCGTGACGTCCAGCGGGCAGACCGGCGGCGCGGCGGCGCACACCCACACGGTCACGCTGCCGTTCCTCAACCCGGACAACCACACCCACGGCTACGGGCACTCGCACTTCAACCAGGTCGCCGGCGACTTCAACAACCTCGTCGCGCAGCTCAACACGATGCGGTCCGCGCTGATCGGCGCCGGGCTCCTGTGAACGGAGAATCATGCTGATCAAGTGCAAGACCGGCGGCGAGATGATCGAGGTCGCCGAAGGCCAGGACCCGCACACGGCGCTCGACGCCACCGGGTGCTCCCACTGCCTGGACGGCCACGGGCCGGACGTGCACTGCGGGCAGACGGCTCAAGCCTGCTACCAGGCTCGCCTGGACGGGCAGCCGCTCCACGACGGGCCGTGCTGGAACCCGCCGGACGTCCCGGAGCGGCCAGACGGGTGCACCGTGTGCAGGCCGGTCCTGTTCATGGGCAACGCCACCTTCGTGAGCGGGGCGGTCTAGGGCTGCCACTCCGGCCGGCAGTCCGGATGGTCGTTCCACGCGGCGGCAAGGTTGGGCAGCACGAAGTCCTCGTACTCGCGGGCCTGATCCCGCGCGACCGCTGCCGGGTAGTCCGGGTTCTCCATGCGGGCGAGGCAATCCTGGTAACGGGCCAGGGTGCGTCGGCCCCCCTCGACTTCGCGGAGCACGCGGGCCGGGTCGTGGCGGGCGATGTGGACGGTGTGAGCGATCGAGGGACGCTCGCCGAACGGCTCGGCTACATATCGCCAGTCCCACTCAACGCCCCATGCCGCCTTCGCCGCCGCCTCGTCCTCGTCCAGCCGGGCCGTTATGAAAGCGGTCAGGTCATCCACGCACGCCACCTTACGGGGAAACGGAGCCGATCCCGTGGCCAACATGACCGACCAGGCGTTCGTCAACAAGCTGCTGCAGGCATTCTTCACGGCGTCCGCGACCACCACGTTCACGCCCGGCACCGGCGGCGGCTCAGCGTTCATCGTCACCCCTCCGTTCCACCTGCGGCTCATGACCGCCACCGGCACCAACACATCCAACGGCACCGAGGCGACCGCCGGCGGCTGCCCCGGCTACGTCGCGCTCGGGTCCTCGTTCGGGTCCTCCGCGTTCGGGACGCCGTCCGGCGGCCAGCAGACCAACAACAACGCGGTCAACTGGTCCGCGACCGGCACGTGGGCCACCATCACCGGCATCGAGGTCTGGGACACTGCCGCCACGCCCATCCGGTACCTGCAAGGGGCGCTCACGTCGAACATCACCGGGGTCTCGAACGGAGATACGGTCTCCTTCGCTGTAGGCAGTGTCACGGTGAATAGTTCCGCCTGGTAGAAGGTATATTCCGGAGGTAGCAGCGACGGGGAAGGGTGAGCGGGGATGGCCGCTGACGACCCCGCCGGAGGCGAAGACCGGCAGATCCCGCACCTGCTGCCCCCGATGCGCCGGGAGTACTTCGAGCTCGCCATCCCGCTCCGGGAATACTTCGAGGCACTCCGGACCGGCGACCAGGCGCTGCGCGAATCCGAGGCCAGGTTCCTGGCTGAGCGGGACCGCCGCTACCACGAGGTCTCCGCCGAACGGGACCAGCGGTACGCCGAGGTCAAGGCGGCCGAGGAGAAAGCCCTCAAGGTCAAGGAAACCGCCGACCTTAAAGCGCTGGACCTGGCATCCCAGATCCAGACGTACAAGGACGAGAAAGCCAACGAGCTGCGCGAGCAGATCAGCAGCGAGCGGGGCCTGTACGTCACCAGGAACGAGCTCGCCAGCGCGGTCCGGGAACTCCAGGCGTCGATCAAGCCGCTGACGGAATACACCGCCGCCGACGCCGGGCGCAGCACCGGCGAGCAGTACCGCCGGACCGAGCAGCGCCTGGACATGGGGCAGCTCGTCGCCGTGGTCGCGGTCATCGTCGCGATCCTGTCCGTGGTTCTGTACGCGCTGAAGAAGTAGGTGATCCGTGGCCGCTCCCGTAGAGACCAAGGTCCAGGCGTCCACGGCCGCTGCCGCCGTGTCCGGGCTGGCGCTTTGGACCTTGGGTCATTACGTGTTCAAGGCCGGCGTCCCCGATGTGGTGGCCAGCTGGATTTACGTGCTCGTGCCCGCGGCCGTCACCTTCGCGGCGGGGTACCTCGCGAAGCACACCGACCGGCCGGTGGCCACGGTCACGGTGCCGGTAGCGGCCGCCGCAGCAGTGGAGAAGACGCTGATCCGTCCCGCCGCGGGCGAGCCGCCGTCGTCGGTCCCGGGCTTGCTTGCCCCGCCTGTAGCTCCCCCTCCCGCCGCGCCGGAGTGACCCGGCGCGACCACCCAGCTCCCTGACCTGCGCACTCTACATAGGGGTTCTTGTTCTGACACCGGAAATGAGGCGCTGAATGATCGTCGACTACTCGACGGCACGGCCGCCCGTGGCGGCCCTGAAGGCGGCCGGGGTCACGGCAGTCGGAAGATATATAGGCTGGGACAGCGTGCCCGGCTTCAGCTCGATCGGCAAGAACCTCACCTCAGCCGAGGCGGACGCGCTGCACGCCGCCGGGATCGCGGTGTTCGCCGCATTCGAGTACGACCCGCAGGCCCCCGCCAAGGGCGAGCCGCAGGGAGCCAGGGACGGCACCCTGGCCGGCCGGCAGCTGGCCGAGCTCGGCGCGCCGCCGCAGACCGGCGTCTACTTCGCCTGCGACTGGGACATCCCCGACTACGCGCCGAAACTTCCCGACATCAAGGCCAGCGCGAAGGCCAAGCTGGGCCCCATCGCTGAGTACTTCGCTGTGATCAACGAGCAGAACCCGGCCTACCGGGTCGGTGCCTACGGCGGGTACTACGCGGTCAGGCGGCTGTTCGACGCCGGCCTGATCAGTCTCGGCTGGCAGACCGTCGCCTGGTCCGGAGGGCAGCGCGACACGCGTGCGCAGCTGTACCAGACCACGGGCAGGGTGTCGATCGGCGGGGCCGACCTGGACATCCACGAGGGCACCGTGGCCGACTTCGGCCAGTGGCTCCCCGCGGCCTCCGGGCAGCCGCCAGCACCGAAGCCCGCGCCCGCGCCCAACTGGACGGAGACCCTCATGCAGACCCTCCCTACCCTCAGCCAGGGCGCGACGGGCGAGGACGTGCGGACGCTGCAGGGCGCGCTGGTGGCCCGGCACTTCGTGCTGACCGTCGACGGGGTGTTCGGGGCGGCCACGAAGATGACCCTGGTGAACTTCCAGCACGCGGCCGGGCTCACGGCGGACGGCGTGGCGGGCCCGGCGACGTGGCCGAAGCTGTTCAACCGGTGAGCACGCCCGGCCCGCAGCCAGGCGACTTCGCCGTCGTGTCCATGGGCGGCCAGGGCGGCGCGCTGATCTCCGCGATGGAGGAGATCGCCTACGACCATTCGACGCACTGGGACCACGCCTTCGTTTACGTGGGCGGCGGGATGATCGTGCAGGCCGAACCGGGCGGCGCGCAGGTGCGCCCGCTCGGCACCTACGAGTACGCGATCTGGTCGACGGGGATACTCGGCCCGACCGACGCGCAGCGGGACAAGATCTGCGCGTCGGCCCGCTGGTACGCCCTGCAGCGGACCGGGTACTCGTACCTCGATTACGCAGCCATCGCGGCGCACCGGTTCCATGTGCCCGCGCCGGGCCTGAAGTCGTTCATTGCGAGCACGCACAGAATGATCTGCTCGCAGTTGACGGATCAATGCTGGAAAGAGGCCGGTTGCCAGCTCTTCGACGACGGCAGGTGGCCCGGCTACGTCTCGCCCTACAGCCTCGGGACGCTCCTGCAGCGGACCCTCGCGGCGTCCGTCTCACAGCCCTAGCTCAACCGCTGCGCCAGGACAAGGCGCTCCAGCTCGGTCAGGTCCCACGTCGAGCGCACCTCCCACAGATCTCCGGTAAGCCGGCGGATCAGCGCCGGGTCCTCGGGCACGACCCATTCCCACTGGGCTTCCCACAGGACGTGGCAGGAGCGCAGCCGCGGCCAGTGCGGGCGGTGCCCGGGCGGCACGATCGGCACCATCGCCCGCCCGGCCCTCCACTGCGGGTTGCGCGGCTTGCCGTCATAGCCGACCGGCACCCTGACCGAGTGGGCGTTGACGAGCGCGCCCTGGTTTACCCCGGTCCAGTCCTGGTCGGCGAATACCATGTCGGTGCCGAACCACCGGGCGAAGCACTCGGTGGTCCCGGCGCGGGCGACGGCCAGCTTAGGCATGCCGTTGTCGTGCCAGCCGCCCGCGATGACGGTGCGGCGCAGGCTGATGATCGGGCGGCCTTCGGCGGCTGCCTTGTACGCGGCGGCGAGCGCGGCATCCTCAGGGGTGCGGTCCTCGCTGCGGGCGTACTCGGCGGCCTTCTCGGCGGCCTCGGCGGGATCGACGGTGATCTCGGACAGGTTCATGATTCCTCCTCGGTGTTCGCTTCCGATTGTGCGCCCGCCCCGCTTCTCCCCGGCCCTCGCGAAAGGGGAGAAGCGGGGCGGTCTTTTGCGTGCCCGGACGGCGGCTATCGGCCTTCAGGTTCCCGATGCGATTCCGTGAGCAGGCCGATCTTGTAACCGGCTATGTCGGACCAGCGCCGCCGCCCGGACGTCTACGGTGCCCCCGCGCCAGCCTCGAAGGCCAGGTCGAGTTCCGCCTGCTGCGGTTCCGCGGACTCCAGCGCGGCCAGGTTCTTGACCATCTGCCGGTAGTAGCTTGGTTTGAGCTCGGCCGCGATAGCGTGGCGGCCTAGCTCAACCGCGGCGTAACCTTCCGACCCGACCCCGGCGAAGGGCGTGAGCACGGTCTCGCCCGGGTTGGTGCGCATGTCCACGACCCGGCGCGGCACGTCGAGCTGGAGCGGGTGGACGTGCCACGTTGCACTTCGGCTGCTCGGCCAGGATCGCGGCCTTTTCCGCGCGCTCGGCCTCGACGCGCGTGTCGTCGTACCACTCCACCGTCAGCGACCGCACCTCATCCCACCAGGGCTGGACGGCCTGGTGACCGTTCCACCGGAAAGGGATGCTGTTGGTAATGCCTATATACAGAAGCGTCTCCGCCTCGCCGCGGATCCGGTAGAGCGCGGTCCGCTCGGGCTGGCCGGTCACGACGCCACGCTCCCCGTGCGCCCGCACGCCGCGCAGATGAACCCCGCCGGGGGCTCGCCTTCGCACGTCCTGCACTCATCGCGTCCGGCGCGGGCAGGAGGGAGCGCCCCCTTGTACTCGATGATCGCTTCCGGCGTTACCCGCAGGTTCGCCCCCTCCTTCACCGCCCTGAGCTTCCCCGACGTGATGAGATTCCGCACCCGGCGGGTCGAGCACCGGAACATCGCGGCCACCTCGCTGACCGTGTAGAGGCAGAGCGCCTCGAGGCCGACGTCGATCTGCGTGCCGGTCGTTTCGGTCATCGCTACGTACCCTCCTGCGGAGACGGCTCCGGTGTTCTCTAGTCACGGTCGACCGTAAATGACTGTATCGGGAGACCACTCTATGCCGCTGTGTGCCGCTAGGGGTAGGGTTTCGGTCATGGATTCCGCTCAGAAGGTCACCGGCAAGCCGGCCGGGGCGCGGCCCAACCGCGAGGGCAAACCCTGGCGGCGCAAAGACGGACGGTGGCAGGCCCGCGCCTACCCGCCCGGCGGCGGCATCGACACCCGCCCCCGCTACGTCTACGGCAAGACCCGCCGCGAGGCGATGGACAAGCGCGCCGACCTCGAGGCCACCCTCGCGCAGGGACTGCCGGAGGACCCGCACCAGACCGTCGCCGACGCGTTCGCCCGCTGGCTCGGCACCACCCTCCCGCAGTACGTCCGCGCGGGCCGGATGGCCGTGACGACGATGGACTCCTACCGGGACAACGCCCGGCTGCACATCGTCGCCCCGCGCGGCGGCATCGGCCACATCAAGCTCACCGAGCTCCGCGCCGACACCGTGCGGGACTGGCAGGACCGGCTCGGCCGCAAGCTCTCCGGCCGGCAGCCGCGCACCGGGCCGAAGCGCGCCCTGTCGCCGCGGACCGTCGCCTACTGCCGGGAGATCCTGCACAAGATGATCGCCGACGCGATCCGCGACGAGACCGCCGGGCTGACCCGCAACGTCGTCGACCTCGTAGACCCGCCGAAGGCCGAGCCGGCCGAGCCGGTCATCCTCGCCCCGGCCGAGGTGAGCGCGCTGCTAGTGGCGATGGCGGAAGACCGGTGGTGGTGCTACTGGCTGGTAGCGTTCCTCCTCGGATTCCGCCGCGGCGAAGGTCTCGGGATGCGCTGGACCGACCTCGACCTCGACCGGCGGATCTGGACGCCGGGCCTGCAAGTCCAGCGGCAGCGCGGCGAGGCCGACCTGGCCACCGGGAAACGCGGCCGGGGACGCCTGGTGGCCAGGGAGCTGAAGACCCGCGCCTCGCGGGAGCGGGTCGCGCTGCCCGTCTCCGCCGTCGAGGCGCTGACTCGGTGGCAGCGGGAACAGCGCAAGACGCGGATGGCCGCGCCAGCGTGGGCGGACCTCGAGCTCGTGTTCACAACGAACCTCGGAACGGCGGTCGAGCCGCGGAACATGAACCGGCAGTGGGAGAAGGTCCGGGCCCGCGCGGGGATCAGCCGGCCGGCGCGGCTGCATGACCTGCGGCACGCGTGCGCGTCGTACGCGCTGAATGAGGGTGCCGACCTGGAGACGGTGCGGGGCATGCTGCGCCACTCGCGGATCAGCACGACGGCGGTGTACGTGCACGCGCTCGAGGATGTGCCGCGCAGGGGTGCCGACGTGATGGACCGGGTGCTCGAAGGGCTGCGCCGTGGCTGAGCAGATGGCCTACTGGCTTGATCACGCCGGCGCCATGATCGGCCCGGCACCGCTTGACGACCCGACGGGCTGGGAGAAGTACGCCGACCGCACTCACCGAATCATGCGCCCGCAGCCCGGCCAGCTCGTCCAGGCGATCTCCTGGTGCGGCCGCCGGGTTCACGAGGTTCCCGGCCGCGGGCCCGTTGACTGCCGCGAATGTCTCCAGCTGATGGCCGAGGCGTTCGAGGACGCCTACGCCGCCCGGTCCAGGGTGACCGTCAAGCAGCTGCACGCGTGGGGCCGGTACGCCGAGCGGTGCGACTGCGGCGACGATTCCTGCGAGGGCTGGGCGATGGGCCATCAGCGGGAGGATGCGATCACCGAGGATCAGTTGCTGTCACGGTTGCGGTCACCCAACCCCATCGGTCGGGAGTCAGAAGGTCACGGCCCGGCGTTCCCGCTGGTGAGAGAAGCGCGCTCGGAGGGACTCGAACCCCCAACCTTCTGATCCGTAGTCGTAGGCAACGATGGACACGGACGGACCAGGCTGCCGTCAGCGCTGGTCACGGGCACTCCTGGCCGCCGTGGTCCGCTGGTGTCCGCGATCCCGGTTGCTGTCACGGTTGCGGTCAAGACAGCCGCCACAGCCAGAGCGTCTTGCGCCCGTGCACCGCATCGGTGGCGTACCGCTTCCGCGACCACGCGCCGCCGCCGCTTGATCCGCAGTCGTCGGCCGCCTTCGTCCAGCCGTCGAAACGGTAGAGCTGGCCGTCGTGCCGGGAGTTCAGCGAGTACGAGACGGCCATCGTGGGCGTCCAGTACGGCCAGCGGGGCGCGGCGACCTCACGCCACAGCCGGAGCGTGACCCGGTTCGCCCAAGGCTCACGCGAGCACAGGCGCCCGAGCTCGACCAGCTGGCCGCGGTGCATGGTGCGGCGCTCCACGATGACCTCGGTGTCGTCGCCTTCGCCTTCGGTGCGTGTTTCCGTCCAGGCGACATGCTCGCTGACGGTGGACACGCTCACGGCCACGGAGACGGGCTCCCCGTCGATGTCCAGCACCCACGACTGCGCGCCGAACGGCCGGGTGATCGGGCCGAGCTCGTGACCCCAGGCGGCCACGAGCCGGTTAGCGCTGGCTAGCGGGACCACGGAAAACCCGGCGACCGGGATCATGCCGAGCTGGACCGCCGGGTCAGCGGTCACCGGGAACGGTCCATCTTCTTCTCGCCCTCGCGCTGCCGCCTGCGTCCCTTCGCGCCGCAGGCGTGGCTCATCTGCGCCGGGGGCGTGCCGCCGACCCGCTTGCCGCGCCTGCGTCGTCCGCGCTCCTCCGGCGGCAGGGACATGTCCACCAGGCGCCGTCCCCACGACCCGAAACCGCGCCGCTTCTTCCTGCCCATCACGACCACCTCATATCGAACCGATCCCGTTTGAAAAGTCAGGGACAGCCGGGGCGCCGGTGAGCTTGTACCAGACGTGCGCCACCTCGGCCAGGCCGACATGCGACGAGACCGGGGCGACCACGATCACCCCGGCCCGGTCCGGGTACATCACCCAGCCGGCGTTGCGGGTCTCCAGCCACGTCGGCATCGTGCCCTCCCGCGCCGACACAGACACGTGCGCCCACGCGTGACCGTCCAGCTCGCGCGCCACCGAATGGAGGATCCGCAGGCCCCAGCGGCGGTGATCCCACATGCCCAGGCCGTCCAGGTTCTGCTGGCGCAGCACCCAGCCCTCGGCCTCCAGCCGGCGCACCTGGCCGGGCCGGTCGCGCTCTTTCAGCGCGGCGCACCCGGCGTCGTGGTGCGAGGCCAGCCACGCCTGCACCTCCGGCGCGCCGGCCTTATCGTTCAGCTTCGCCATGGCAGCGCGGTGCTCCTGGCGCAGCTCGCGGCGCTTGCGCTTGGCCCTGGCCTGCGTGCCCATCAGCGCGCGCCTTCCATGTCCGCCCGGCCGGCCAGGTACTCGGTGACCGCCTCGCGGAGCACCCCGGACCGGTTGCCGTCGAAGTCCCGCTCGGCGAGGTAGTCCACGGCCGCCAGGTCCTCGGCGGGGAGACTGAAATACACCTGCGGCATCAGCTGAACCCTTCGATGAACTCGCGCAGCCGGCCCGGCCGATTGAACTCGCCGGACATCGCGAGCATCCCCATCAGCTCGACGCCGGAATGGCCGGCCGTCTCCGGGTGCTTGCCCAGGTCCGATGTGAGTGATGACATGGCATAGGCGACCTCGCCCCGGTCGGCGTACTCCAGGGCGCGCTGCTTGGCCCACGCCAGGTGCTCGTCTCGGGTCATCGCAACCTCCTCAGTCGTGGCCGCACGGCAGGCCGGCCGGGGACAGGTACGCATGGCACGCGGCGGACTGCTCGCGGTGCCCGGCCAGCCACACGGCGACCGCCTCGTACAGCGCCGGGTCCGGGGGCCTGCCCTCCGACAGCGCCGCGTTGATCTTCCGCATCGGGCCGCTGCGCGCCGCCACCGGCTCGCGGTAGTCGGCGCACGCGACCGCGCCGTCAGGCAGGCGGATGACCACGTGCATGGGCATCAGAACAGCGCCTCCTGGCCCTGGATCGGCTGCCTGTCCAGCTCGATCCGCCGGGTCAGCTCGGCTTCGGCGTCCCTGTGCGCGGCGTACAGCGGTCCGCCGTCGGCGCACATGCCGGCCGGCCTCCGGGCCCGCTGCGCGGTGACGCACGCCGGGCAGGCGCCCCGGTGGGCGTGCCAGCGCAGGCCTGCGTGCATGGCCTCGGCCCGGGCCCGCGTCGTCTCGATGCTCACCGCGCGCCTCCCGGCACCGGGCGCAGGACCGGGCGCGGCCGCAGGGACTCCCGCAGCTTCGCGACGACGGCGGCCAGCAGCGCGCGGGACTTCGCGCCGGCCAGCTTCGGGGCGCGCCTGCGGCGGCGGCGGGACAGCCACCACATGACCGCCGCGAGCATGACCTGAGCGATGCCGGCCGCCGCCATCAGCAGGTCCCCGAACACGGTGCCGTCGATCACGACGGTGAGGCCTGCGCCGAGCCACCAGCCCCAGAGGGTCACGTCCGTCGCCGGCCCCCAGCCGGAGCGCCGGAGCACGGGGCGGAAAACCAGCGCCCAGACCGGAGGCCAGGCGAGCGCGTACACCAGGTCCGGGATGTCAGGCCGCATGAGACCGCTCCTCCGCCGGCTGCCGGTCGGTGACCGTCACGGTCTTCCGGCCGGATCTCTCACGCCGGACGGCGACGACGGCCGCGCAGTAGTGCGGCAGGAATTCCCCGCACCGCCCGCAGGTGTCTCGCGGGACGCTAGGCCGCACGGTCCCTCCGCCCCCCGCCTTCGACGCGGCCCGGTCCGCGTCGGCCATCAGCGCGCGGGCCACGGCCGCCTCCGACCGGCACGGCGGCCGGTGGCCCTCCGGGCGGCCGCACACCGGCGGGTTACCCGGGTCGCCCGGCCAGCCGGCGCGCTCGTAGCGGCCGTCCAGGGCCAGGACCCGGCCGCAGCGGGGCGCCAGCGTCCGGGGCGGTCCCGTGTCGGGGGTCCAGCCCTGCCACGCCTTGCGCCAGACCGGTATCCGGTACGCGCGGCGGCTGCCGGAACCGGACTCCGGCCGCACGCCGGGGTCCGGCTCGTAGCCGGGCATCCCCGGCACGCCCCTCACGAGAACCCCCGCCCGATGTCCGTCACCGGGCGGCCCTCATGCACGGGCGGCGGCTCCTCCGGGTCGGCAGCAGCCCCGCGAGCACCTGCATGTCGCGTTCCAGCTCGCACTGGCGGGCGCGCTCCATCGCGGCCAGTTCCCACTCGGCCGGCTCGCGGCCGTTCAGCAGCACCTTGCCCATCCGGTCACGCTCCCGTCGCGTTGATGATGTCGGCCTGTTCCTCGGCGTAGCCCAGTGGGCGACGAGCGGGCCGCTCGTCGCTGAAATCGTCGTCGCACATCGTCGTGTGATTGATCCCGTCGCACCACGGGCGGCCGTTGACATAGTGGACGTGCCCGGCAAGCTCTGGTCGCTGGCGCACGAGTGCCCGGCTGAGCGCATCGCCGCTGTCGCCCCGTCGCCCCCGCTTGCTCATGGCGTGGCCGTCCGGGCGATGTGCAGGGCCAGCACCACGACCCCGGCGGCGATGACGGCCAGCGCGGCCAGCGCCACCAGAACAGCCGCGGCCCGGGCGCTCACAGGTCTGCCCACCTTCCCGGCTCCGGGCATCCGGCCATCCCGGCGCACGGCCAGCCGGACGCATGTACCCACCGGCGCTCCTGGAGGTTCCAGTAGCTGTCCATGCGGTGTGCCAGGCAGACAGCCATCGTGCAGTAGCTCACGCCGCACCGCCGCGGTTGTTCGCCTGCGCGCTGCGGTACTGGGCGAGGCTCGACCGGCGCCTGCCGGACGCGACCGCGCGGATATCCAGGACCGTCTCGCCGACGAAATACGACGTGTCCGGCGTCCAGCCCGGGCACTGACCGCAGTAGCAGCGGAACGGCGCGCAGTACCGGGCGGCGTCCGGCTCCGGCTGCCCGGCGCGAGCGGCGGGGGTGTGCTCCGCGCAGCGCCAGCCCTCAGCGTAGGGACGGGCGTCAGCCGAGCCGCAGTAGCAGCAGCGGGCGTTCACGGCGCGGTCTCGCCGGCGTAGTAGCCGAGCAGCTTGCGGGCTTTCGCCGCGCCGCGTTTCTCCGTCCCCGGCGGCGGCACCGTGTGCCTGAACACGTCCGCGGCGGCCCGTTTCAGGTCCCACGGGGAGCCGTCCGGGTCTCGTATCAGCCGCACCGTCTCGGCCAGCGTGCGGTCCCACGTCCACCCGGCGGACTTCGCGGCGAGGATGGCGCCGGCGAGGACGTCGTGATCCCAGGCGGGGCGGCAGGCGCGGGCCAGGGCCACGAGCTCGTCCGGGGCGGCCTGGATGTCGGGTACCGGGTCGGTGCTCACGGTCAGTGCACCGCCGCCGGGCCGGCCAGCGTCAGCCACGCGCCGAACCCGGCCGCCAGCACCGCCAGGAAGGCGACCGCGAGCAGGATGCGGACCACCCACGGGCTGCGCTGCACTGCCCTGGTCCGGTGATCCAGCAGCCAGCGCACGCGGATACGGTGGGCCGGCGTGCCGATGACATGCGTGCCGCGCAGCCTGTTCAGCCCGGACTCGTCACGGATCTTGCTGGCCGACCGCTCTGCGAAGAACCACTGGATATCGTCGGCTACCCGGCGCACGACCGGCTTGGCGGCAAGGCCGCCGAGGATGCCCATGAGCACCGTGATCCACGTCCCGGCCGCGATGAAGCCGTTGACCTCGCTGGCCAGCGCGCCGTAGGCCGCCGGGACCTGCCAGCCGTGCCGGGTGAGCCACGGCAGCTTCCAGGCGAGCACGCCGACGAGCGCGATCGGGACCAGGGCCGCCGCGAGAGCGGCCGGCAGCGTGATCAGGTACCGGCCCAGGCTCACCTGGTCGGTGGCCGGGTACTTCGGCTTGCTGAACATCAGCGTCACGATGATCGTGGCCACCAGGGCGATGCCCACGTCCCGGATGTCGTGCCGCCAGGTCACCCACCAGGCCGGCGCGGCCTGGTCCGCCCAGTGGTACCCGAGCGCGTTGGAGACGTGCACCGGCAGGCGGTCCCACCAGTCCTTGAGGTACCAGACGGTCCACAGGTTCCTGCCGTAGCCCACGGCGTAGCGGACCTGCCAGGTCAGGAAGTACCAGCTGTTGCCGGCCCACTTGACCAGGTGGGAGATGACGACGCCCCAGATGACGGACTCCAGGCCCAGCCAGGAGATCAGGCTGATCCTAGGGATGTCCAGCGCCTTGACCCGGGACTGCCCCTGCGGGCGGACGGCGGTCACGACGACGCCGCCGACGGGCTCTGCGACGCGGAGGCGGTCCCGGCCGGGCCGAGCGCGTACACGACGACCTCCTGCGCCCAGGCATCGCGCGCCGAGCCGGGGCCCTTGGTGGTCAGGACGGCCGGGGTGAACCGATTCACCGCGTACGCCTCGATCCGGGCGGTGTCGCCCTGCGGGAACGTGGCCTGGACCGCGGCTTGCACCGACCTGACCGGGTGCGCCGGGCTGAGGTGGGTTTTCAGGTTGGCCAGCAGCTCGTTTTCGAGAGCGGCCAGGTCGGCGCTGACGGACGGGTTGGCCAGCGCGGAGCTGGCCGCCGCCGCCGCGGAGCTGTGCGCGGCGCTGCTGTCGCCCCCGGTGCTGCCGCACGCCGCGAGGGCGGCGGCGAGCACGAGCAGGGCGGCGAGCGTGACGGGGGTCTTGGCTGAGATGGCGTTCAAAACGGGCAGGTCTCCTTCGGGTGGCCGCGGTGACCGCAGCGGGTGCACAGCGGGGCGCGCTTGCCGACCGCGCCGGGCCTGCGCTGCGGTGCCCGGTGGTCGGTGATGGCCAGGTGCTTCTGGTAGATGACCGCGGCGTCGGAGGCGACGTACGCGGGGCACGGGCCGCCGAGCGCGAACAGGACCGCGATGGATTCCTCGTCTTCGCCGACCTTGTGCTGGTGGGCCCGCTCGGGCTGGCCGCACCGGCCGCAGGCGGCGATGGCATCGCGTTTCGCGGCGTCCATCACCGGGATTCCTCCTGCGGCCAGTCCTCGGGCATCTCGCCGTCCTGCTCATGACCACGCACGGGACCGGCCCGCGCGGCCAGCCAGCGGCGCAGGGCCGGAGGGTCGCCGGGGAGCGCGGTCCAGCGCGGAAGCGCGGGCGTGCTCATGCGGCCGGCTCTCCTTCGGACGGCCCGGCGGACGCGCCGCGCCGGGCGCGGGATTCGGCGGCCTGCCTGCGGGCGGTCTCCTCCGGGCTCAGCAGGCGCTCCGGCGGCGGGAGGGCCGTGCCGAGCTGCTGGCGGAGGTCGTCGAGATCCGGCGGCGTCTCGCTCGGCAGCCGGCCGATGGCGAGGTGAGGCTGCTTGCCGTCCGCGATCTGCCTGACCTTCGCCTGGAGCGCGGCCTTGTAGCGGCCCGGCTCGTCGGTCAGTTCCGGTGGCGGCGCCGGGACGATCTCGCGGGCCAGCCGCTCGCGGCGCATGGCCTTGACGCGGGTCCGGATATGACCCGGCATAATCCGCTCGGTGCTCTCGCTGCCGTAATGGGCGGCGACGGCGGCCCTCGCGTCCGGATACGGAAGATCGCCGATGGCTTCCAGCCACGCAACGACGTCCGGGTCGCCGACCTTGCGGTTGTCGTAGAGGGCCGCGAAGGCGAGCAGCTCGCCGGTCTCGGCTGCGTTCACGATGCGTTCCTTCCGTCGATCATTGCCTGGACGCGGCGGCCGGCGTCGATAGCCGCCTGTGCGCGCTCAGCCCCGGTCGATTGCGACTGCCGCGGCGAGGCGCGTCCGCCCCCGTTCTGCGCTGCGCGATCACGTGCGGCGGCGTTCATGGCGGCGTTAACGAAGTCATCGAGGAGCGAGACGTTCTTCCCGGCTACGAACCAGTCGGCGAGGCCCTGGCGGATGTGCTTGTCGGGCTTTCTCTCGCCGACGAGTTTGCCGATCTGGGCGGCGAGCCTGCCGATCGTCCGCTCGGTCAGGTCGCCCCCGTTACCGCGTACCCAGTCGATGAAGTCGGCGAGGATGGTCTGCGGTGTCGGCACGGGCGCGTCAGCGACCGCAAGGTCTTCTGAGGGTTGTACTTCTGAGGGGATACTGAGGGGTAGCGAGACTGTTTCCGCAGGCAGCGGCGACGGGTCCGCACCCTTTATGGCCGATTCCGCACCCTTTCTCTCCGATTCCGCACCCTTTACCTCGGGTTTAGGGTGCGTTCTAGGCGCACCCTTTACCTCTGTTCCGGGTAGCGAGACTGTTTCCGCAGGCAGCGGCGACGGGTCCGCACCCTTTATGGCCGGTTTAGGGTGCGTGCTGGGCGCACCCTTTACAGGGGCATTCAGAGGCATCAGGATGAACCGCGCCGGACCGCTGCGATTGCCGCCGCCGTCCCGCTTCAGGACTCCCTCGGTGACGAGTTCGTCGGCGATGTGCGAGACGCGGCTAGGCGAGCGGCCGGTGCGATGCGAGAGGACATCGCGCGTCGGCCAGCCGGCCCGGGTCCCGTCGTTCGCCTTCTCGGCCCATGCGAGCAGCCACAGCTTGCGGGTGTCAGGCCCGCGGTAGTGGTCGAGCACTTCGCAGACGAGCCTGATACCCATAACGTCGCCCCGCCAGCCTGCGCGAGGCGCGCGCCATGACGAGACCGCGAACGAGTCCAGACGCAGCCCATGACGCTGATGGCCACTCAGGAGGCCTGCCCTTCCGCTCATGACTCCTGACATGCAGTTCGCCGACCACCCGGATAGCGGCCTTCCGGCCGCCCGGTACACCACCCGTGGAATCCGGCCTGGGCCGCGCTGAGCTCAGCCCTGGCTCCCGCCGGAGGTCCGGCGCCGCTCACCACAGCACCGCCCCGGACCAGGCCAGCACCACCGCGGCCAGCCCCGCGGCGACGGCGGCCAGGATGGCCCACGACGCCCGCGAGCAGCCAGGCGAGCAGCCACAGGCAGACGGCGAGGAGCGGCCAGGTCACGTCCGGCTCCCCTCGGCGGCGTGTTTCCAGCCGCGGCAGATGCCGATGAAGGCCCGCATCTCGCCTTCGCTGAGCGGTTCCCCGTCGTCCGGCCGCCCGGGGATCCGCCGCATGACCCGGGCGGCCGCACAGCGGGCATGGCGGAGCGGGTGCCGGGCGGTGCGCGCGAGCAGGACGGCGGCGATGGCGAGGAGCGTGACGGCGACGGTCACCCGGACGGCGATGGCCCGCCGCAGGTGCGCGGTCACGGCGTGACGTCCTGTCCGTCGCGGCCCAGGTACCACCCGGCCTGCCAGCACGCGGACACGAGGATCTGCGCGAGTTCCTCGACCCGGTACGGGCTGAGCGTCACCGCCTCATCCGTGCCGAGGATCCGGTCCCAGGAGACCAGGTGCACGAGGCCTTGCGGCCCGGGCGCCTGCTCGGCGACGCGCACGCCGTCCGCGGTGACGCTCTCGACCTGGCCGCGATGTGGTTCGGTGACGCCGGCGTGCACCGGCCGGTAGGTGATCAGGTCCCCGGGGCGGAGCGTCCGCAGGGTCACCGTGTCGTAGGCGACGCCGACGATGACGACGCGGCCTTCGTCGTCTTCAACGCGGCCGATCTCGCGGACGTGCAGGCCGTCAGCCATGGATGACTCCTAGCCGCTCGCGCCACCTGGCGATCTGGACCTGGCCGACGCGGGCGCGGTGCCCGTCGCTGGTCTTGATAAAGCTGGACAGCATGTCGCAGGCCAGGGCCTTCAGGTGATCGATCGCGGCGCGCTGCCCGGCGACGTGCGCTATGTGCTGGGCCTCGGTCTGCCACCAGATGCGGGCATCGGCGTCCCAGTGGCTGGCGGCAGGGTCGTCGTCGTGCGGCCACAGGTTGCAGGCCAGGTCCGCCCAGTCGTTCGCGACGGATCCTTTGCAGCCGGATGAAACGTGCTGACGGTCAGCCATCACACATCACCCGGTGCCCGGCGGCGCTCGTCAGGTACCCGCACGCCCGGCACCGCGTGGCCGCCGTAACGGGGGGGGGCGCGGCCAGCGGGACCGGCTCAGGCGGCGCGTTGAGCGTGTCCTGCGCCGCGTGGTACCGGTCGCGCGCCGACTCCAGGTCGGCCAGCTCCCCGTCGTCCGGCACCAGCGCGAGCGAGAGCGGCGGCGCGGGGGGCGGCACCCGGACCGGGGGCGTGGTCGCGGCAGGCGTCAGGCCGCGCAGGTCGTCCGCGTCCTCGGCGGCCCGTTCCCGGTACCACTCGGGAGACGGGCCGATGTCCGGCGCGTTCTCCTCGTGGTACGCGATCCGGCGCCGCACTTCCTCCAGGTAGCCGGTGACCCCGCGGTAGGCGTCCTCGCCGCCGCCCTTGTAGACGTACGGCTTGAACGGCCGGGCATCGCTGGCGCGGGCCATCGCGGACCGGCCGTCCTGCGGCCTGTCGGCCCAGCGTGCCGGGATGCCGGCGTCAGTCATCGCCGCCGCCGTCCTGCTCGCGCTCAGCCATGAACGCGATGAGCTTCTCGCGGTCGCCGCCGAACCCGTCGAGGGCATCGATCAGCTTGCGCGCCCCGGTGAAGGACAGGTTCTTGGTGGACCGGCCGCGCACGGGCCCGGTGAGCGGCGCGTGCCCGGTGATCGTCTCGGCGATCCGCAGCTTCTGCTCCCGGTCCTCGCTGCCGAACCCGAGGCCGCCGAGGATGATGTGCAGGCTGGTGAGCTGGTCCTCGCTGGCCGATCCGGGCTCGTTCTCGATGTCCGTCTCGGTCAGGTGGTGCTGGCCATCCTCATCAGGCGGCGGGTCCTGCGGCGCGGGCGGCTGCGCACCCCGAGACGGCGCGGCCCCGGCAGCCCTGGGGCGTGCTTTCCGCGCCGTGCGTTCACCAGTGCTCCCCTGCTGCGCCCTTCCATCGGGCTCGACGCGGGGCTGGCTTCGAGTGTCATCCTGCGCCGCAGGAGCCTCGTCACGGCCGATGATCTCGCCGGGGGTGACCCGCCCCCGCGGTCGGCCGTCGTCGTCCGGCAGGGTGTCTTGCGGCATGGTGTCGTCGAGGTAGATGCCGCTGAAGTCCTGCGGGAACGCGCGCCTGTAGACGTCGGCCTCGGTGCACTTCTCCAGCATGTGCGTGGGCTTTACGGCCCACTGGGCGATCGCCTTGTCATCCTTCATCTGGACGTACTCGTTGAACCGCAGGACGGAGGTGTAAGGCACCTCCCGGCCGCTGGCCTCGACGACGGTGTAGGTGACCTCGCAGGCGACGGGCGGGCGGGGCTGAACCCAGACCTTGTGCTCGTTGCCGTCGGGGTCGTAGTACACGAAGCGCGACAGGATGCCGCGGACGCCCGCGCGGCGTTCGGCGCGGTCGCGGATGACGCGCCATCCCTCGATGCCGGTCTGGATGGTCCACTTGACCGACCACGTGTCTACCCACTGGCCGTTGCGCTTCTCGCTCTTTTTCTCGTTGCGGCCGATCATGTAGATCTGCCGGGCGAACGGGTCGAGGCCGGTGCGCTGGCACTGGTGAAGGAAGACGGATTTGTCGCCGTCGCTGGCGTCCTTGATGCCGAGCTGCGTGAGCGCGGCGAGCTGCATCGGGTCCCATGAGATCTGGCCGGGCTGGATCGCGAGGGCGGCGGCGGCGTGGTTAAGGTCGAGGGCGGTGCCGGTCATGCGTATTCCTCAGAACGTGCCGCCCACGGGGGCAGCGTGATGTATGTGATGCCGTCGTCGGCCTGCGCCTCATAGCCGGGCCAGATGCCGGTTTCGGTGCAGTCCCGCCAGATCTCGCAGGCGCGGCGGAGCCGGCCTCGGCCGGCCTGGATCGCCTCGGGGTCCAGTTCGGCGATGTTGACGAGGTACGGCGGGTCTTTCATCTGGAACACGAGCAGGAACGCGGGATCGTCGTCGAGGCCGAGCGCGCGGGCCCCGTCGATGTACTGGGCGGCCTGCATGTAGTAGCCGAAGTTGGCCACGGCCTTGCGGATGGCCTCCGGGCTGGCGTCCGGGGTGGTCTTGTAGTCGGGGATGATCAGGCGCCGCCCGGCTTGCAGCCAGGGGAGCCAGTCGAGGCGTGCCCGCCGCCAGATCCCGAACTCGGCGTCCTGCCAGAACATGGACTGCTCGGCCTCGCCGCGGTCGCGCCTGAACAGCGGCCCGGCGATGGGGTGATGCTCGATCGCCCGGGCCATGTCCGCTATCTCGCTGAACTCGCCGATCAGCAACGGGACAGCACCCTTGGCGCGTGCGTCCTTGCGTGCCTCCTGCGCCGCCTTAGTGCGCCAGTCGAGCGCGTCGACGATGGTGATCTCGGGGCCGGTGCCGAGCACGAACTTGTGCGCGGCGGTCCCGAAGTCGAACTCGGCCGACACCTTCGGGTGCTCGCGCCGGTAGCGGTACAGCGCGGGACATGATGGCGGCAGCAGCAGCTTGGCTCCCGACGCGGACAGCGAGCCGCCCGGTACCGGATCGGAGTGGTACTCGGCCTCGGGGATGCCGTCATACACGCCGGGCTCGTCGACCATGATCCCGGCCTCGGGGATGTCCCGGGTCGCGGTCACGCGTCCTCCCCGGCCAGCGCGGGCGCGGCCCGGATGAGCTCGGCGAGCCGCTGCAGGACCGCCTCGGCGGTCCTCCGCAGCCCGGCGTCCCACGGTTCCGGGTCGTGCTCCAGCTCGGGCCACCACGCGGCGGGGTGCACGGCCCCGGCGCGGATGGCGTCGTAGGCGTCGATGGCGAGGATGAGATCATCGGCGGCTTCGAGTCGCCAGCGCCCGTCGGCGCGGGCCCGGTTCCAGACGGTGCGCCCGGCCTCGACGACGACCGCCTCGGTCCCGGTGTCGAGGCCGGTCACCGGAATCACCTCCGTCCAGATGTCGCCGTCGTCCAGGTCGACGGTCGCGGCGGCGATCGCGAGCGCGGCATGGATCTGGCCGCGCGCCGCGATACGTGCGTGCTGCCGCTCGAGCGCATCGCGCACGCCCTGGTCATCCGCGGCGTGGATCGCGGCCTCAAGGGCCTGCGCGTCGGCGGCCAGCCGCGCGGCCGCGGTGAAGTGCTCCGGTCCGGTCATCGCGTCACCTCCGCAGCGCACTCGGCGGCGTACTCCGGGTCGATGGCCTTCTGCCACTCGTGCCGGTCCGCTGGCGTCAGCCCGGTCCGGAGCACGACCGCCGCGGTGAGCGCGAGCAGCCCGTGCACGACGGCGCGGGCCAGGTAGGCCATCTCGTGCTGGCAGCCGGCGAACGGGCACCCGTAGTCGCAGCGGGCGTCCTCGATGATCGTCGTGGCCTCGCGATAGTTAGACGGCCCGTTCATGACCACCTCGCGGGGAGCGGGTGCAGCCAGCCGACCCCGGGCGCGTACCGCCAGGCGCGGGGGCAGCCGAGCGTCTCTTCGAGCGTGGCCACGGCCAGCAGCGTGCAGGTGCACTTGCCCGGCTCGCCCGGCCACGGCGTCGAGCCGTTCCTGTGGCTCATCGCTGGCCGCCTTCCGCCGCGAGCCGGTCCAGCGCCTCGGCCGCTTGCGTGCGCGGATGCGTTGTCCTGGTTGAGGTTGACGGTCGCGTGGATGCTGCTCCCGTCCGCCGCCCGCCACGCGTGACTGTGGCTCGGTGCCGATATGCGGGCCTCGACGTCGATGCTGCTCATCGCGCAGCCTCGTGCCTGCCGTGGTGCACGCCTTCCGCCGTCCGGGCCAGCACCTCAGCCTCGGCCTCGACCCGGAACCAGAACTCGGCGGCGGGGTCCCCGGCGGCGAACGCGTCGGCGGCGTCCCGGTGGTGGCCGGTGGCCACGCGGGCCTCCCAGAACTCGCGGGACACGGCGGGGTCGGCTGCGGTCCGGGCGTGGCCGACGCCGGGGTGGTAGTGGTCGGGCAGCGCGGGCGCAGCCCACGCGGGGTCGGCGACGCAACGGGGGCAGCACCACCGGCCGTAGACATCGGGCAGCCATCCGGCGCGGAGCGCGGAGACGCGCAGCGCGTCGAACTGGTTCCGGTAGTGGGTCGCTTCGGGGTCGGCGTGGCGCCGCCACAGGTCCATGCCGCACAGCAGTCCGAACCCGTCGGCCAGGATGGTGAAGATGGCGCAGTCGGCCGGCCGGCGCGGCGGCCCGGGCGGCGGGACCGGGACGGTTTCCGGGCGCCCCGGCGCGGGCGTGATGCCGCGACGTTCCTCGTAGCCGGGCGCCGGATGCCACGCGGTCTTGTCTCCGATGCCGGTGAAGTGCCCGTGCGGGTAGGCGCCACCGGGCTGGCCGGTGCCGGACGCGCCGCCGAAGGTGATGGTGGTGCCGTCCCAGTCGGGGATACGGCCGATCGTCTCGGTGACGGCCTCGTCGCCGGGGAAGTCGCCGTCGGGCACGGGCCGGGGGCGCCGGCGGAAGCTATGGAGTGTCACTGCTGGTTATCCCTTCGTCGGTTTTGGTACTGTGTGAGCGGTTATCCCGCTCGTTGGCCCGGTCGTTCCTAGGCGGCCGGGCCGTTTTTTATGCGCTCAGGCGTCCAGCCTCCGGTTCGCTGTCGTCGTCACCCGGGCCGAAAAAGCGCCGCGGCTGCGTCTCCGGCTCGTCGTCGCTGGCATCGCTGATGTCACTCGGCCTGACGCCGAGCTCGCGGGCGACCTGCCGGAGGAACGCGGTCCCGGCGGTGCGGCCCTGGATGAGGTTCCAGACGGAGTGCGGGTGGCGGCCGATCCTGCGGGCGAACCGCTCCACGGCGTACGTCCTGCTGTCGCGCTCCTTGATGAGCGCGTGGATCTTCTCGCCGTCAGGCTGTGCGGTCGGAACAGGAGGCATGTGCTGAGACTAGGAGCTAACGGGAGTTTTGTCTAGTCAAACCAGGAGATAAATTCTGCCGTCCGGAGTCGGCTCCGATTTCTAGTAAGACCCTCGTTATGCTGCACATTTCCTAGTAACATTCCGACCACGACGGCGGATCAGGTTGCTTGACGGCAACCTGATCGTCAGCCAAAGTCATATCGGGGACGGACTCTTCGGCACAAAGGGGACATCCATGCCATCAGACCGGCGGCCCGTCGTCCGGGCCCCCGAGGCCGCGTGGCGCCGGCTCGGGGAGCTGCTCCAGCTCCGCCGCGCCGAGCTCGGCTACAAGCGGCGCCCCGGCTTCACCCGCGACCGCGACATCAACATCCGGCTCGTCACCGACATCGAGAACGCCTACCGCCCGAACACGTTCCTGACCGCGACGCTGCGGGAGATCTCGCAGGCCTACGCCGTCACCTACGGGTCGGTCACCGCCGTCCTGGCCGGGACGGCCAGCATGCTGGAGCCGGCCGCCCCGGCCAGGACGGTGACCCGGCTGCCGCCGATGACCGACGCGGCCCGGATCGCCTCGGCGCGGCCCTACGCCGACGCGATCAACCGGCAGCTGCGCGAGCTGGCCGCCCAGGGCCTCACCGACCCGCCTGGCGCCCGCGTGTTCCCCGCCTCCCCCGCCGACGCCCGGACGTGGGACGGCATCGGCGCCCGGCTGGACATCGACGACCGGGTATGGTTCATCGCGGACCTGCAGCGCCGCGCCGCGGACCGGGGCGGCCAGGACGGCGCGGAATCCGCTCCCCTGTAACATCCGTCACGCCCGGCGCGGTTGCGCCGGTTTTTGCCGCGTACCGCTTGCGTACCGCACGCCACGTCGCGTATGACGGGATTCCTGGGGATTGTCGCATTGTGAGGTGCCTGTCGCGGAGCGGATCGGCCTGGGATTTCCTCCCGGGGCGGGCACGGCCTGGAGTGGAGGGGACATGGACGGCTCCGCGCTGCGCGGTGACACCGGCCCGGAACCCGGCTGGGGGGATGTCCGGCGGGCGGTGATGATGGCGGCCGAGATCTGCGCGACCGCGGCCGTCAGCCTGGCGGTCCGCGGCCCCCACGCCGTCCACGCGGCGATGATGGTCCGCCAGTCCGCCGACGCCCTGCGGGACATGGGCGGCTGCCTGCGGCCCCTGGCCTTCGACGAGGCGGTCATCGACGCGGAACGCGCCCGGGCGGCCGATGAGGCGCTGGGCGCCGCCGGGCTGCTGCCCCCGCCGCGCCGGCACCTGCGCGTCGTCACCTAGGCAGCGGGATCGTCCATTCGACAACCGGGTCGCCGTCCGCGACAAGAGACAGCGCGGCGAGCGGCGAAGGCGCCGTCACCACCGCCTTGCCGACGACGCGCCCGCGATCGCTCGCGTCGCTGATCTCGACTATGAGCAGCCGTGCGGTCCCCTCCATGACCGGGAACGGTACGTAACCGGGAGGCCGAAATCAAGCAGCTCCCGATACGGGCACGTCAGGGCGTCGCGGGCGTGCGCCTTACCTCCGCGAGAAACCGGCCCCAGGTGGATCCGGGAAACGTCAGCACCGGGCCGTCCGGGTCCTTGCTGTCACGGACGGCGACCCCGTGGGTGCAGGTCCCGGCCTCGGCGCAGTTCGTGCCGTTGCTGTGCGCGCTCTTCCGCCAGCTCGCCACCTCGGCGCAGTCGCCGTTGCTGAAGCTGTGCGAGCTCTTGCGCCAGTCGATCATGCCGTGATCTCTCCCTCTCGCAGATCAGCCGCCGCGGCCGTGATCAGCCGCCGCGCCTCGTTCCCGGTGACCGCCTCGGCCAGCAGCTCCCCGAAGATGCGCTCGTAGGCGGCCGACTCCCGGCCGGGGATCGTGTCGGCTGAGGTGAAAGTCTCCACGACGGTCAGGTCATCGACCGTCAGGAAGCCGACCATCGGAGCCACGGGCAGCTCGGTCCCGGCCGGGATGATCCCCAGCGTGACGTTCCCGAGCGTAGATGCGACCAGGAGCCGGTCGAGCTGGCCGAGCATCACCGGGCGCGGGCACAGCAGCAGCCGGAACGCAGTCTCGGTGATGACGAACTCGAACGTCTTGGCCGCGTCGTAGAGCACTTCCTGGCGGCGCACCTGCGCGGCCACGGTCTCTTCCACGCCGCTCCCGGCGGTGCCGTGCAGCCGCACCGCCTCAAGCGCGCGGTACCGGGCGTAGTCAGGCGTCTGGAGCAGCCCGGGGATCAGCAGCACCTCGAAGTTGCGGATGCGCTTGGCTCCGCGTACGAGAGCGTCGAACTCGGCCTTCAGCGCGGCGTGGCCGGCGCGGAGCTGGTGGCGCCACTGCCGGTGGACAGCCTGCGCGTCGCTGAGCAGCTCGAGCAGTTCCGGGATGGCCTCGGGGCGGCCGGCCGCTTGCGCCCAAGCTGTCACGTCGGCGTCGGTGGGCATCTGGCGGCCGTTCTCGATCTTGGGGACCTTGGACCGCGGCCAGCCGAGCAGCGCAGCGAGCCGGTCACCAGTAAGCCCGGCGCCCTTCCGCAGGCGCTGCAAGCGCTCCGCGAGGCCGCCGGGCTGGTTCAGCCATTCTCCAGTCGGTCGCAAGGCAGTTCCTCGGTCAGGCGGCGGCGATCTCTTCCGCCGGGGCGGCGTTGCGGACTGCCAGGTCCCGCCATTCCCGCGCCCAGGTGACGGCGCCCGGATCGGTGATCAGTGATTTCCCGCCGAGTTCGCCGCCGCCGTCGTACCACATCCTGATGACGCGCTCGTCGTCGAGCAGCCACCAGTCGCTGCCGAGCGGCAGGCCGATCTCCTCGGCGCGGCTGCGGCGCAGGTAGCTGATCTGCTCACCTGCGCGTGCATGCCACGGGAGCGCCCACAGCCCCCACCGCTGGTAGTCGCTGGGCGGCTCGGAGATGACGCGCACCCGGATGACGTGCTTGCCCTGCCTCGTCAGCGCGGCGACCTGGTCGAGCCACGGACGCCACCAGCTGATCTCCGGCGGGGGCGCCGGCGAGCCTGCCCGGAACCGCTCGAAGTCGGCGGCCTCGTAGCCGAGCGCGTACGTCTCCTGGGCCTCGAAGTAGAACGCGGTGCTGCGGAACGACCGCAGCAGTTCCGCGAACTCGTCATCGCTGACCGGGACAGCCATCAGGCGAGGTCCCGGATGCGGTCGATGACGTCGGCCGGCACGAACACCCCGTCCTCGTCGGTGCCGAGGTCGCGGAGCTGGGTTCGGGTCTCGGTGTCGAGCCGCTTGCCCTGGATGACGTAGCCGCCTTCGGCGCGGTACATGGCCGGGCAGTTGCCGACGTTCGATCCGCCGGTCTTCCACATGAACCTGATCTCCACTTGCTGGACTCCCTTCGTGAGCCTGGTTCCGTTCCCGATTGTTCTCTATTGGTGGCCGCCGCGTCCAGCCTGCGGCGGCCACCCGGAACCTGGCCACTCCAGCATAGACGGTTGCCGAACGTTCTTGACTGTTCGCCGTAACGTGGCTTACCGTGGGCGCGGAGAGTTTCACTTGATCGGATCGGACGGCCAGGGAGCCCCCTTGAGCGAGATGAGCCCGGCAGCGACAGGCGGTGCGGACCTGATGTCCGTGACCGAAGCGGCGGCTAAGCTGCGCCTGTCGCGGATGACGGTCCTGCGCCGCCTCAAGAGCGAGTCCTGGCCGGGCGGAAGGTCTGGCCGCAAGTACCTGCTCAACAGCGCGTTCGTGAACGCTCTCGCCGCCGAGTACGGCAGCCGCCCGAACGTCGTCGCTGAGGATTTCGCCGCCGAGTGGATGGCCCGCAGCGCTGCCGGGGCGGTCGCGTAGATGGCCTCCAAGCTGACCGCCCGCCAGTTCCTGGCCCTCGGTTACCTCGACGCCCACGGCCCGGTCACCGCCGGGGATCTCCCGATGGCCCGCGACACGGCCCGCGCGGTCCTGGCCGGCCTCGCCCGCAAGGGCTTCGCCGCCGAGGGCGCGCACGGCTCGTACGCGATCACCGACGCGGGGCGCCCGGCCCTGGCCGCCGCCCGCGAGGAAGCCCGGCGCGAGGCAGGCACCTGATGAACCGCACCCCGCAAAACGAGAACGGCCCCGCCGCCCGCGGAGCCGTCCTCACTACCTGTCTCGTCCCGCCGTCCCGCCAGGAAAGGCATCCGAGTGACGACCGACCTAGCACAAGCCGCAGACACCGCCGCAGACCGCCCGCTGCGGCCACCGGACGTGACCGCCGAGTGGGCCGCGCTGCTGGAAGCCGAGGCCGCCAGGCGCGGCCTGCCGCCCGAGCCCTGGCCGCTGCCGTAAGCCGCGCCGGGCACGCGGGCGGTCTTCCCCTCCGCCCGCGTGCCCGGCGCAGTCAGGGACGCACTTCGGTGCGCGGCCCGTTCCGGCCCGCCGGGCGCGCGATGAGCCTGAACTCGCGCCACCGGGACGGCTGCCACTTCGCGGCGGTCAGCCAGTCGCGGAGCTGGCCCTGCAGCCACGCCGCGTTGCCGGGGTCGCCGGTGGCCTGGAACGTGCCGCCGTCGACGTGGCGGGACCCGTGCATGACCTCGAGGTCGAGCGGCCGGGCGGGCATCGCGGTCTCCTTCCCTGGCGGTTGCTCCCATCGTAAGCACGGGCCGGCGATCTGACCATGCCGCAGCACGGGGCCCGCGCGAACCGCAACGCCGGCCACAGGACGCGGCGGGCGCGGCTGCTCGCGTCCGCCCAGGGCGACGATAAGCGCCTGGCCGCCGCGTACGACTGGTTCCGCTCGTCCGCCGGGCTGCTTTCGCGTCGCCGGCCGCCGTACGGGACTGACCGGAAGGTTCACCAGGAGGCCGCCGCGCGGCTCACGCGCGAGGCCGCCGGGTACCTGCAGAGGTTCGCCGAGGCGATCGACCGCGGTGATTACGACGCCCGGAAGGGGTGACGCGCTGTGACATCCGTGGATGAGGCAGAGAAGGAAGGCAGTCCGGCCGCCGGGACGGCTGCCCCGGAGTCCAATGCGCAGTCGCGCGCATGCGCGCGGGAGGATACGCCCGCGCCTGCCTCCGTTGCGCTTCAGGCGGTCACGGACAGTGCGCAAGCTGTGCGCCGTACTTTCGCGCAGGGCGTGAAGTCCCTGGACCGCCCCGGCACCCTGGCCGACGCCCAGCCGCCCACGTTCCGGCAGGCGCGGGACTACCACCACCGCTGCGCCGGCCACTTCAACGCGCTGCTGTTCTCGGTGCCCCGGATCGTGTGGGGCTACCTGCACATGGCCGTCGTCAAGCCCGTCCTGAACCTGGCCGAGTGGGTCACCGAGTCCCCGCTGCGGTGCGCGGTCGCGCTGGCCGTCTACTACGCCGTCCGGCACTGGGGATAGTCCGTTGCTAACCAGAAAGGCGGCGTGAACAATGAGCGAACCCTGGAACCTGACTGAGGCACAGCGGCGGCAGATCCGCGAGGCTCACGCCGAGGCGAAGCTTGCCGGTGCACCCAAGCTCGCGACCCAGTACGGCATCCGCTGGCCCACCGGTTCCGTCTTCTGCTTCGGCTCACGGGAACTCGCAGAGGCCGCACTGGGCGAAGACCCCCGGCGCGCCGGGGTCCTCGTCGTGCACGAGATCGAGCCCGGTACCCCGAACGCCACCGAGTGGCGGGAAGTCGAGGACTGAGCCGTGTTCATCACCGTCTCCGAGCTGTGCGTGCTGTTCCTGCTGTTCTGGGGCCTGTTCCACTGGCTGGGGATTTTCGCGAAGACCCGCGTGCTGCTGGCGCTGCTCGGCGTCCTGGGCATCGGCGGGTTCCTCGGCCGCGCCCTGGTCTGGGCGGCGACCTGGCTGCAGCACGTAACCGGCTCGATCACCGGGTGGGTGTTCGGCACGGCGGTCCCGGCGGCGCTGTTCCTGGTGCTGGCGGCGCTGCTGATCCACGACATGCACCCGCGTAACGGCGCCACGCGCCGGACCGGCTACCTGGCGTTCGCGGTCGGCGCGTTCCTGGTCGCCGGCGTGGCGGGCATCCCGGCACTGTCCCCCGTCGCCGGTTTCCTCCGGTCGCTGCTGGCGACCCTGACCACCTGGCTCAACTCGCTCTAGGCGGCAACTCATGGAAGCACTGATCCTGATCATCATCGTCGGCTGGCTCGTCAAGCAGGGTGTCGAGGACGGTCACCTGCACTGGCAGTCGTCGAAGGCCGCGAACCGCCGGCGCACAGCCGGGCAGCGAGCCGGCCGCCGTGCCGCGTCGGCGATCCAGCATGACGCCGGGTACTGGGCCCACCAGGTCCTGAACGGCTTCCCGCAGACCCGCCACGGCATCGCGGCCGGCTGGCACGCCGGGCGGACCGCCCAGGCGCAGGGCACCGCGGACCGGCAGAAAGCCAGGGCGGAGCACCTGTCGCTGCGCGCCCGGCTGGCACCGGAGATCCGCGAGCACCTGCGCCGCCAGGACGAGGCGCTCGCCGCGATCCGCGCGGCGCAGCAGCCGGATCCGGAGTACCTGGAACCGGAACCGCAGCCGAGCCGCCGGGTCGACGGCAAGCCTGAGACTCCCGCTGACGCGCGGTTCTTCGGCGCCCGCGAGTCCGGCTACAACGGCTGGATCGACCGGGACGGCTACCCGGTCCCGGCAGCCGGCGAGCCCGTAACAAGCAGTCCCCCGGACGACGTCGAGATTGAGATGGCGCTCTACAGGGACGACCAGGACAGGGCGCGCAGACGCGCGAACACGACAACGGAAGGAACCGCCATGCCCGCATCAGGCGACACCACCTACACCCAGCAGCTCTCCGAGTTCACCGCGATCCGCGACGACGCCGAGGAGGAGCTGAACAGCGTGCGGCGCAAGCGGATGCTGAACCGCCTGGACATCCTGTCCGGCCTCGGCCTGGACAAGGACTCGCTGGGCGACGCCGCCGCGATCGATGACGCGCTGCGCGAGCAGCAGAAGGCCGCGCAGAACACCCTCGACGCGTCCGACAACGCGATCGCGGGCCTCAAGACCCGCCACGGCGGCATCAAGCAAGCCGCAGATGAGGCACCGGTCGATCGCATCGCCGACCCGGCGTTCTACGAGGACTGACCAGCCATGACGCCGCGCCGCCAGAGGCGGGAGGTTCCGCGCTGGCGGCGCGGCACGCAGCAGCAGCACGGGGGCGTGCAGCTGACCGGCCGCCACGCCAGGGCCTTCGCCCGCGAGTACGCCCGCGAGACCGCCCGCCAGTCCGCGGCCAGCACCGCTAACGACACGCTGGCCAGGACCGGCGGGTGGCGGTTCCGGAACCACGTCGCCCCGTTTGCGTGGCTGGCGTTCCTGGTCCTGGCCGCGGCCGGGCTGCGCCGGACCGCGCACCCGCTGCCGTACAGCCTCCCGGCCGGCTTCGCCGCCGGCTTCCTGGCCGTGTGGGCGACCCGGCACCTGTCCGCGTACGCCCGCCGCGCCGCCGACCTGGGCGCGCTGCTCACCGCTGCCTGGCTGCCGGTCCTGGCCGCCGAGGGGTTCAGGAAGCCGTGGCCCGCGGTCCTGGCCGCGACCTGGGCGCTCTGCGCCGGCCTGTGGATCCGCCACTACCGCTGGCGCCCGCACGCTGTCGCAGACGTCACGGTCCCGGTCAGCGACGACACTGACGAGGCCCGGTGGAAGGCGCTGGCCGCTGAGCACCGGTGGAAAGGCGTCCTCGGCCCCGCCGAGCAGCTGGACGGCGGCGGCCGCCGCTACCCAGTCCAGCTGGACGGCATCAAGACCACCATCGGCACCGTCCTGGCCGCGAGCGAGAACATCGCCGGCGCGTGGCACAAGCCCATGACCGAGGCGTACGCCGAACGTGACCCGCTCGGCATCACCTCCCGCGGTTACCTGACGATCCTCGGCCGCGAGTCCCTGATGAGGGTCCGCGAGTGGTCCGGCGCGGGCATGGACCCGGCGACGGGACTGGCGGTCATCGGCCGGTACGCCGACGGCTCCGACACGCGCGTCAAGCTCTACACGCCGAGGTTCGGCACCCGGCACGCCCTGATCAGCGGCACGACAGGCTCAGGCAAGAGCGAGCTGCTGAACCTGCTGATCTTCATCGCGCTGGTGACGGCCGGATGGTTCGTTCCCGTCGTCCTGGACCCGCAGGAGGGCCAGTCGCTGCCGTTCTGGCGGGACCGGTGCCTGTACGCCGCGGGCACCGACGAATGCCACCGGATGATCCGGGGCCTGCACGCCGGGATGCTGGGCCGGTCCCGTTACATGGCCGGGCTGCGCTGGGACGACGACGGGATCGCGATGCGCGGCATGCCGTTCTTCGACCGGGAGCTGACCGGCCTGCCGATGCCGCTGATCATCTTCGACGAGGCGCACATGGCCCTCAAGGGCGCGACGAAAGGCGAACGGCAGATCGTGTCGGACACGGTGGAGATCGCCCGGCTGTCCCGCAAGACCGGCGCGGGGCTGTGGCTGGCCACGCACATCCCCGGCCTGACCGACCTGGGCGGCGAGCAGGCGCTCCGCGACATGCTCCGCGGCGGCAACGTCGTGTCGATGCGGACCGCGAACCGGGTGGGCGGCCCGATGCTGGGCCTGGAGAAGGACCCCAGCGAGATCCCCCGGTTCTTCGCCGACGGGAAGGAAACCTACGGGCTGGGTTACGCGGCGGGCCCGGACAACCGCCCGGACGCCCCGATGCGCTCGGACCTGGTCCCGAAGGCGATGCGACGCCGCGTGCCCGCGGTGCCGGTGCTGGACGACCGGTTCCTGGAGGACATGGACCGCGCGATGGGCGGCCAGGGCGTGCCGGTCCCCTCCTCCGCGCCGGACCCTCCCGCTGATGACGCGCCGGAGGGCCGCCGCTGCGCCGACGCGGTGTGGCAGGTGCTGGCGGACTCGGGGAAGCCGATGGAGCGCGGGGAGGTCATCAAGTGGGTGAACGAGCTGGTCACGACCGGCTGGGGCCGGGAGAAGCCGTTCAGCATCCGGTCGGTCACCGACGCCCTGGCGAAGCTCACCGCCGGCGACGGCGGCCGTGTCATCACCAAGGTCCGCGACGGCGTGTACCAGGCGCCGCAGGACGAAAGCGAAAGGAACTGATCATGATGCAACCAGTCGCGACCCTCCCCGAAGCGGCCGCTCTGGCCGATGCGGACCGCGCCGCGATCCTGCGCTACGCCACCTGGCTGCTGCCTGTCCGCGACCGGGCCGACCCGGAGGTAGTTACCCGCGCTGCCGCCCCGCTGCTCAGGTGGGCGCAGGATGCCGTTAGCAAAGACGACCTGCGCGCCCGCATGGCGGCGATGTCGCGGGAGCATGACAACTCATCCCCGGTGGTCACCGAGCCTGTCGATCCGGAGGGGTTCCTCACCCGGGCCCGCGTCTACTACGAGTTCATCACCGGCGTCACCCGATGACCAGCGACAGCATCGCCGTCCGCGCGGTCAGCGCCTGCTACGCGCTCATGGCCGCGGTGACCGTCATCGCGACCGCCGTGGGGTTCTGGCTGTCCTACGCCGGGCTGCACTCCTTCGCGGCCCGTGCCGGGCTGTCGGGCCCGGAGGCGTGGGCATGGCCGTCCAGCGTGGACCTGTTCATTCTCGCAGGCGAGCTCGGCATCACCATCTCGGTGCTGCGGGATGGCAAGACGGACTGGCGGGCGTGGATGTACTTCGCCGCCGGCGCGGGCCCGTCGGTCGGCTTCAACGTCCTGCATGTGACGGTGACCGCTCCGGGCTGGGGCAAGTACGCAGTGGCGGCCACTCCCCCGGTCGCTGCGGTGCTGGCGCTGGCGGCGCTGATGCAGCAGGTGCTGAGCCTCGACGCGGCGCTGGCGCACCTGCACGGCCGCGCGGACAATCCCGGACGGTCCCGGACGCATGACGAAACCGCGCCGAGCGACGCCGAAACCGCGGCGCTGGCCTCGCTGCGGGTCACGCTCGCGGCCGGGAACCCGTGGTCGCTGAACCAGCTCCGGGAACGGTTTTCGCTGACCCGTACGCAAGCGACGAGAGTGCGCCAACTGGTCCTGGCCGCCGCCAACGGGCACGATAGCGGCAACGACGCAGGAGGCACGACATGAGCGAGACCGCCCGGGCCAACCGCGACGGCCACCCGTGCCCGCCCTGGTGCACCGCCGACCATGACCAGGAGCTGCTCCCCGGCAGCTTCAGCACCGCGCACAGTTCTGAGGGCGCGCATGCCGCCGGGGCGACTGTCACCGCAGTTCTCTTCCCCTCCGTCCGCGAACCGGAAGTCCAGGTCTGCACCCCCGGCGTGGACGGCGGCTCCATCTTCCTGCCTGCTCGCGAGGCCGGGTACCTGGCCGTCCTGATCAGGGAGCTCGCCGGCGCCGCCCCCGAAGAGCATCGCGAGCTGGCCGCCGCGATCCGCCGGGCCGCCGCGCAGATCACGGAGGCCGGCGATGGCTGACGCGGGGAACCTGACCGCCAGCGACGTCGAGGCGATGCTGGCCGAGGCCGGGGTGGACTGCTCGGCGCTGGAGATCCGCGACGACCCCAAGGTGTGGCGGGACGCGGCAACGGGCCGCGAGTTCACGTCCGTGGTGATCAGCGGGCCGGAGGAACCGCGCCGCGCGGCCTTTTGCGCGCTGCTCGCCCTCGGCCTGAGCGTCGCCCCGTACCCCGATCATGACGAGTGGTCGCGGTGAGCGCCCTGGAGCAGCGCCGCCGCACCGTCCGTGTGCTGGAGCTGCTGAGCGAGTCGTTCGAGGCGCACCAGCGCGGCGACGACGAATCGTTCCATGCCATCCTGGACACCGCGATGGAGTGCGACGGTCTCGCTTTCGCGGGTATCCGGATCGGCATCACCATCGGGGAGATCCCGAACCCTGAGCGGGACTGGCCGGCGTGGGCGGAGTACGTGACTGCTGCCAGGGAAGCGCTGACGGCGGCGGAAGCGGAGGCCGGTCGTGGTGACTGAGCCTCAGCCCGCCCCCCAGGACCGCGCCGACCAAGCCGCCAAGGACCTGATGACCGCTATCACCGAGATGGCCGTGCCAGGGGACAGCGAGATCGTGGTGCTCCTGCGCGGCCATGTCGAAGGTATTCCGGGCCGGGAACCCCCGGACGCCGACCTGTTCTACTCGTGGGAGTGGTTCTGCCGGCCGGAGGACCGGTCAGGGCTAGACGTCGCGCCGGGGGCGGACGGCCATGGTCACATCCGAGGGAGCGGCGATGAGCCCGGTACCACGTGACGTGATGAGCGCCGAGGTGCGCGCAGCCATCGAGCGTCACGACGAGTGGGATGCGATGCACGAGTTCGTCACCCTGCACTGGGACGGCGAGCACCTGAGTTACGGCACGGTCGGCATCATCGACCCGGCCTTTCACCCGACCCAGTACGGCAAGCTGATGGCCCGGCTGGCGGCCGAGCAGATCGGCAGGGAGCCGGGTAAGCCGCCGTACGCCTACCTGCTCCAGATCGAGGGTTTCGGCGTGCCTGAGCCGCCGCCCAGCGCGACCGACGAGGAGCGCGCCCAGTTTAACCGTGACCGGATCGGCCGCACCTTCCACCAGCGCGCCGACGCTCACGAGTTCGCCCAGGCATGGTGCGCTGACATCCACGGCCGGCTCTGGTCCGCCACGAAGCGGCGCGACCGGCCTGACGATATCCAGGTCAAGTTCTACCGGCCCGGCGCCGCTCCGTCTGGCCAGATGATCGAGGCCCTGCTCGCCGTCGCTGCCGCCACGGGTTCACTGCAAGCGGGCGCGAACTAGGTAGCGTTCACGTAACCTCACCTGCACCGATACCGTAGACTCCGGATACCTCCGGATACGGGCAGGTGGACTCTTTGGCGGACCCGGCTGACCTGGCACGCGAGGCGTGCACGCTGCTCGCCGGGTACCTGCCGGTCCTCGAGCGCCTGGTCGCCGAACCGTCGTCGGCACCGGGCGCCGCCGCTGGCATGACACCGCGCGCCGCTGACGCGCCGGAGCCGTGGGACGGGCAGGCCGGCCGCGCGCTGATGGACGGCCATGAGGGCGTGCGCCGCCTGGAGGCCGCGCTGCGCTACGCCGTCGCCGGCCACCCCGGCCAGCGCCGCGGCGGCTCGGCGGGGAACACCGCCGCCGCGCTGGACGCCATCCCGAGACTGGTCGCCGGCCTCGGCGCGGCCGCCGAAGGCGCGGCGGCGCGGATCCTGGAGCGGTGGATCAACGAGGCCCGGTGCCTGCCCGCGATCGACGAGGCCCGGCTGTGGCGCCCGCTGCCGTCGCGTGCGTGTCCCTATTGCGGCTACTTCTGGCTGCGCGGTGACATGGACACCAGGCCGCCCGTCGTCGCCTGCTTCCTCGTGGGCTGCGCCGACGGCAACGGCCTGCGCCCGGCCGCGACCATGGGCACCGACGAGCACGGCCGCCCGGTCCTGTCCTGGGCGGACGGCCTGACCGAGATCGTGCCGGACCCGGAAGGGTGACCCGATGCCCTGGCCTGGAGATATCGAGTCGGTAACCATCATCTGGATGGACGACCGGAAAGAGACGTACAACTGCAACACGGTCGAGGTCGGGGACGGTGAGCTTCGGCTGAGCAGTGTCTACAAGAGCAGCATGGTTACCCAGGTCCGCGATGAGCGGTCGTTCCCCCTGGCCAACATCCGCGTCCATACTGTCAACCGGGTGTCGTAATGACGACCGCGACAGCCGCCCGGGCGAAAGGCCGCTGCCCCGAGTGCGGCAGGATCATCTCCGGCCGCGCGGTCGGCATCCAGCGCGCCGCCGCCGACCGGAGGTTCGTCGCCCTGTCTCCGCACATGCGCGCCGAGCCGGACGGCAACAAACGCGGCGTGCCGTGCCTGCTGCGCGGCGGCCGCCGCGTCGTCCCGCGCATCCGCGTCGTCACAGCAGCGTGACTATGCTTGTGCGGTCCCCGTCGCGCACGAGGATCTCCGCGCCGCTTGCCATCCGGGAATCGATGAACTCGTACAGGGTGATGGCCCGGTTCACGAGGTCGGTCTTGCTCAGCCCGGTGCGCTCCCCGAGGCCGGCGAGGGCGGAGGATGCTTTCGGGATGAGGGAGACGGTGATGCGTTCTGTCGTCGCCGTGGTCGTTGCCGTGGTGGTCATGCAGCGATTCTATGGTCTCCTGATGGCGGTCCCTGGATGAGCGGCGACGGCTGGACCATCCCCGAAGCGCTGGCCGAGTTCGAGCGGCAGGGGATGCCCGTCGACCCGGCCCGGTTCCGCGCGGCCGTCCGCGTCGCGAAGCTGCAGCGCACCGGCGAGACGTCATCCGGTGAGCGCGGCGGACGCGGCCACGCCTTGTATGAAATAGCGCAGTTGCAACGCTTGCACTCTGCTTTGGCTCCGTGGCTCGCGGTGCGGGATGCGACATGAGCTGGTCCGGCACGCAGCCCGGCTGGGCGCACAATGACCGGACGTTCCAGTGGGAGCTGCACGACCGCCGAGGCCACGTCGTCGGCCGGATTACAGACGAGGCGGTCGCGGACATGATGACGGTCCCGCTCGCGCAGAGATGGGTTGTCGAGCGGTTCGGGTACCGGCTGCCCGCGCTCGATAGTCCGGTCATGTGACCAGCGCGAAGCGTGGTAAAACGGGGCGTGCTCAACCCGCGCATCAGCCTGCCCGCCGCCCGCAGCGGCAACGTGACCGTCGAATGTCCCGACCACGGCCCGATGGCTTGGCGTGACATGGCGTGGCGCTGCGGCCAGTGCCCGGCGTCGGTGACCGAGGCGGACATGGCCCGGCTCGCGCGATGGCTCGGCGGCGAGAATCTCGGCGCGGACTGCGGCCGCCCGTAATCCGGGCGCCAGAAGGCCTGGTCGGCTTAAAGGCTTACTGAGGCCTCCCGGCCTTCCCGAGTTTACCCGGCAGCCCGCGTAATCCTCGCGCTCACCTGCCGCGTCCTGTAGGTTGACTGCCCAGAACCGACCACATCAGGAGACGACCGCACATGCTCAGACGACTTGCAGCGCTCGCAGCGGGCGCCATCCTCACCACCGGCCTCGCGGTGACCAGCGCCACCATGGCGAACGCCACCACCGCGACGTGCCTCGGCACGCAGAACCCCGTATCCGGCCCGGTCAGCTGCGGCGGCCTGTACCTGCCCGGCATGGACCCGGCACCATCCGGGCAGCCGAACGCCGGCACGCTGTCACTGACCGCGAGCTCGGACTTCTGGAACGCGCTGATCACGTTCGGGCCGTTCACCGGCTCGCTGTCGACGCAGGACTTCACCGTCTACGAGCGGTGCACGTCCGTCGGCGGCACCCGCACCGAGACGAACCCGTGCGGAACCGGCACTCCCGTCCTGAACGCGGCGTCGGGCCGGCCTGAGTTCGTGGCGGAAGTGACACCGCTCGGCGCGCACATCGGCGGCGCGCTCAACAGCATCAGCAACCTGTGCATCTCCTGGGAGGCGCTCCCCGTCGGACCGCAGCACAAGCTCCGCATCCAGATGGTGGAACGCACCTGCGACACGTTCGGCGCCACGTTTTACGCCGGCATCGCTGACGGCCTGAACGCGCCGCCGGCCAACACCGGCGTGCCCGGCGCGGTGACCAGCCCGAACCCGTACCAGACGTTCGCCGCCGTCCCCGGCGGACCGTGCGGCACTCTGTCCTCCTGTGACGTGATCGCCAACGACGCGCTGTCCAGCAACTTCCACAACCGGCTGTGGGTGGTCGACGACCAGGCGTTCAGCTATCCCGCGGGCCGCGCGCTGCTGTACCCGGAGAACGACGGCCGGAACCAGCTGGCCGCGTTCTTCGGCTGCAACGGCGCGGTGCTGACCACCGGCGTCGCCAGCTCCTGCCCGTAAGCATGAAGAGGTCGGGCACGTCCTTCCCAGTGCATGAGTACCCGCGCGCTGTCTAGCGCGGGGAAAGCCGACCGGATGCACATATAGGACCCGGTGGGCCGCGTCCAGCCCTTAGACAAGGTATTGGGCGCGGCCCTGACCGCGGGCTTCCCGTAGGGGAAGCGTTCAGGGATGGGATTGTGCGGGTGTGCGCCAGCGGCGTGCGCGCCAGGGACGTTCGGGGCGTGCGCCTTCGATTCCCGCCCGGCGGCCAGAGCCGGATTGACTGGCTCCCTGCTTCCCCGCCCTCGATAGCATGACCCCGGCCGCTCAGCGCGCGAGCGGCCGGCCAGCCCGCAAACGGAGACTAGCTCCTGACTTCTCCGCGTCGGCTATGGCGGGCGAGGTTAATTTCGTATAACGTTCGCCTTGGCGGACCATGCCCGGATCCCCTGCTGAAGGCAATCCGCCGAGATCCCGCTCGATGCGCACCGCATCCAGGCCCGGCGCCACCCCCCCGGCGCCGGGTCTCGCGCATCCGCGACAGCGAACGGAAGGACGCCCATGAGCTGGAGCCTGAACGCCGCAGGTCACGTCCCCGCGCAGGATCCGTCCGCAGGCCCGGCAGGTGACAGCGCGGCGATCGAGATGGAGCTGTACGAGGCGCTGAAGACGGTGCTGTCCGACCCGAAGTACGGCGCGTCGGCGTCGAGTTTCGGCGGCAGCCACGTCTCCGGCAGCCTCCACGCCCCGGACGCGTAGAGCCCCCGTGATCGCCGCCAGTCATCCGTTCATCCGGCGCCAGCTCAACTTCCGCGACGAGAACGGCGACTACGGATGCGCCGAGTGCGGTCGTCCCGCTTCCGTTCACCCGCAGCCGTACGGCGGTCGCGTGGCCGCACTCAGTATCACCATCCCCGTCAAGGCCGAGCTGACAGAGGAAGGCCGGCGTTTCTTCGGCCTCCCGCCGGAAGGAACGCGACCATGACGAGCACGCAGGCGTGGATCCTGATCGTCGAGGCCGGCATCGTGGCACTCGCCGCGCTCATCGGCCTGCTGCGCAAGTAACATCGGGGCCATGACGTACGGCGACGGGCGCACCGAAGCGCAAGAGCGCGCGGACGACTCACGCATGATCC